CCCCCCACCATTACTTGCAGGTGCTACAGGAGCACTTACTTCAGGAGTGTTTACAGGTGCTTCTGCCTTTTCCTCCTTCTTAGTCTCTGCCTTAGGAGCAGCAGGTGCAGGATTTGCAGCACTATTATTACTCTGTATCAATGCAATAAGGTCAGCAGTCTTGCACATAGTGAAGTTTTTGCCAAACTTCTTTACACAAGCATCCTGTAAACCCATAGATTTGATAGCACTGTATGCCTCAGCTCTACTCATTGCAACAGCACCACTTCTGATTTTCTTGTTGGTGTTAGTAAGCATGAAAACCAACTCATTTGTGATAGTACCCTTATAAGGAACATCATGTGGCAGAACTGAAGCATCATTCTTCAATTCAACCTTTGATGTACCCTCAAAGAAGGTCATACCATCATAGTCAATACCATTGGCTCTCAGGTCACTTTTCAACTCAGCAAGGGTTGTGGCTGCTGACATGATAACACTCTTTTTCTGATTCTTAGTCTGTACGACTGTAATTTTTCTTGCTTCCATGTTTTCACTTTTTTTTTTTTATAAAATTGGACTTATTGAAACTTTAATCTATGCAAAAGGGCAAATCATCCCAATCATTGTCCTCTTGTCTTGAAGAGTTGAATAAAGGCTTGATTATTCTAAGGAACTCATCTTTGCCCTTAGCCTTATACAAGTCTGAAATATCTTTCCCTTCATTAAAGGGTGGTAATACTACATTAGTAAATCCTGTTTCCTCAGCTAACTTCTGAGCATCTTTCAATCCTGGCTCATCATTATCCAAGCAAATGAAGACTTGTTTGTATCTCCTTTTCAGTTCACTAATTGCAGTATCACTCATCCTATATCCCTCACCTTGAATGGCAAGAGATGGAATACCTGTATTAGCCCATAGACATAAAGCATCTTTCAGTGAAGAACAGATGCAAATCTGCTCTCCATATTCAGGTACTTTAGTCCATAGGCTTACTACAGAATTGTCATGCTTGTTACTCCACTTATAACCAGCTTTATTGAAAGGCTGGTATATCTTTAGAGTAACTTTACCTTCCTTGTGTTCTACATAAGCATAGGCATACTTATCAGCTCCAAACACATATCTATGACCATCCTTTATGACAATCTTATGAGATATGGGATAAACCTCTGCATACTTGAGCCATTCTAAAGTTATACCATAGGATGCCCAGTATTCAATATCATAACTCCTCCAATCTCTGACTTTGCACTGCAAGTCTGTATCTTTGTTGTAACTATTTGTACTTCTTACAGCACAAGGAGTATATGAATGAATATTGGCACCACCACAGAACTTTGAAATGTCCTCATCAACCCTTGTTAGAACTTCCTTATAACCACAGTTCCACATATGACCAAGCAGGTCAAACAGACCTCCTCTATCCCTCGTGGATAAATCTGTGTAAAATATTCTTCTACCATCAGTAGAATAAAGACCAAAAGAAGGTCTCCTGTCCTGTCTAAGAGGACTATTTATAATACAAGGAACCTCCGTGACTCCTAAGTAATATGACAGAATATCTGCTTCTGTCACTTTACTTAGAATATCATCAAGGCTCACAGAAGATTTACCTTTGCTGATTGCCATTGCTTTTTTTAGAAATTACTACTTACTTACCAAAATCCCAAGGTGTACCACCAGCAGTATCACCAGCAGGGAAAGGCATATCACCTGCTGCACCAGAGTTACTGAGGTCTGTAGATTCTACATCATACTCCTTCAAGTCACCCACAGTGAACTCAGTAGTAGGATATGCACCAGCAGCCTTTCTTTCCTGCAAGTCTGCATCCAACTTACTGTAGTCAGTGATGTTGTTCTTCAAGAACATCTGATTATAAACAGCCTGATACTGCTTGTTATCATCAGTGGTTCTTACACCAAACAATACCTTAACCTTGTTATTAGGCTGCAATGCAATAACATCTCTCAGCTCCTTGAAATTACCCTTGAAGTACTCAGCAATGCTCTCAAGTCTTGCTTCACAATCCTCAGGTTTGTCTACCATAACCCAAGTATTATTGACATACTTCATTACATTAGGAATGTTGAGGTATGCCTTGATGAAGTTAGTCAATTCTTCTTCACCATGAAAAGCTGGTCTGTAGTCCTTATCAATATTGGCAGGACCATTCTTATATACAGGAATTTCATGTGCCTTAGCCTGCTCTACAGTAACCCAAGCAGTTCTACCATACTTATCAATTACCTGTACCTTAGTCTGGTCTCTATTGTATCTGTATTCCTTTCTGATGAAGAAAGCTACCTTAGTGGTAAACTCAATACCACCACACTTTTCAGCATCAGTCTTAACAATGAAATCAAGTCTGACATTCTGTACCTTGTGCTTGTCCTCACCTACCTCAACTTCACCCAGATACTCAGGGTCATTTTCAAGCTGGGTATTATAGAGTTTCTCTAACTCTGCCTTGTTAGGATTTACAGCCAAAACAAATACAGGAGCTACACCTGTATATCTCTTTACTGCATTGCCTTCTTTACTCTCTGTTCCTTTACTGAATGCCATAAAAGCATATCCAACTTTTTTCTTATTCATGTTATTCATTATTTTTATATTTCCACTTATAACCAAATGCTTGATGCACAGGATATACTTTACCAGAATGATAATCCTTGGCAAATCCTCTACAACAAGCAGAGATAGAAGTATTTGAGAATCCAAGTGTTTGCTCAATTTCTCTTGTGGAAGCCCATTCTTTGACAAAGTTTCCATCTAAGGTTTCTTGTATAACTGCTTTGGACAAAACATTCTTTCTGCTGCCATAATTACAATTATATCTGTTATTGCACATTTCAAGATTCTCCACTCTATTGTCTTTCTTATCCTCATTCTTATGATTTACTTGTAAGTCATCAGAATAATTACTAAGAAAGGCTTTGGCAACTAACCTATGTACCTTCTTAAACTTCAACCTCCCATTTATATACACTCCAACATATAAGTATCCATACCTATCAGTATGTTTCTTTAGTACCTTATTAGTCCTTGTGCTATAAACTTCCCCAAGATTTGATACCTTGTATCCATCAATTACTTCTATCCAACTTTCCATATCCCTAATTCTTCTGATTAATCTCCAAAAGGCAGTTTGTCACCAGCCTCTGTACCATCATTGAAGGGGTTAGTAGGGTCAAAAGGAGCCTCTTCACCAGCCTTTACTTCTGTCTCAGGTGCCTTCTCAGTATCATCTACTGTCTCAGGAGCAACATTGTCAATAGTAGGCTCTTCTACATGAATTTCATATACATTAGCCTCCTCATTGAACACTACTACACCAGCCTTAGGTTCATACTTAGTAACCTTTACAGGCTTACCATCCTTATCAACCTTACCAGTATCTTCTACCTTCTTGACAACCAAGTCTTCACTTGTGAGACCACCTGTCAAAGCCTTGACACCCATCTCATGTCCCTCAATCTCCTCAGTCAGAGCATTGTACTCTGCATTGAGTTCATCAATCTTGGCAGCAATCTTATTCTTCTTCACTACCAAAGGATTAACATTCTGTGCAATTCTTTTTACACCTGCAAACTGTCTTACTGTCAATGTTTTCATATTTTCTTACTATTAAAAGATTTGTAATAACTTCCTTTCTTGCCCCATGTTATTTAATGGATTGGGAGCACTCCATAGCTTATATACTGTGAACTTTCTCTCGTAGAAACTTAATGCAAAGTTAAAGCAATATGCCATTAATTGCCTATCTCTTAATACATGTGTTACAAACAGGGCAGTCTCATAGTAAGGCTTGCCCTGTCCTATGCAGTACTGCATCAACATCATATTGACATCAGTTTCAGTAAGTCCACCAAAGGCAGCTAACCTTGATATTCTTACAGTCTCATTTCTATCCATAAATCTCCCTCAATTTGTCTACTACTATAGACAAATCATTAGGAATCTCATCAGGAAGGTCATCCAATGCACCAAGACTGTCTTTAGCAGGATATTCTCCATCAAACTCCTTGACAAAGTGCTTGATAGGTCTCTTGTTTTCTGCATCATATCCTACCTTGCCAAAGAGGATAATATCAAACTTACCCTCAGGAGTAATATAGTCATCAACCATCTTTCCAGTGGTCTTGAACTTATAGGAAATGGAGTCACCATTCTTATCCTTATACTCCTCATAGTGGGCACAGCAGATGATATTCTTATCTTCAGGGAATCCCTTGAAAGAATCAAAGATGAGACCCATACCATAGCCAATCTGCTTAGGAGTATCCCATCCACCTTTCATGGCATTTGCCATATAGAAATCCTGAGCAAGATAGTTCATATCATCTATAAGAACATTCTTATAAGGTGATTTCTTCATTATATTGACAATCTCTGCAACTGCTGCAAATCTGTCAAGTCCTGTAAGACTATCTACCTGTACTCTGTTTCCTGTGGCAAGGGCATTTGCATTTACAAGCTTCTGTGTAGGCTTACCTACATTCTCCACTCCAATGTTGCCTTCAATCAATTTGAAGTTAGGGTTAGGAACACCCCTACCAATACACTGGATAACATAAGTTTCCTTTGGGTCAAGCCCCTTAATACCTAATTTCTCCCTACCACAATAGGAAGTGGTTTTTCCAAAGCCTGACTTAGCCAAAACTAAAATCTTTGCCATTGTTTTTGTTTTATAATGTTACTTTTACTTGAAAAGGGTTGCAAACTTATGAAATATTTTCCACCTGTGCAACTTTCTATTCATTTTATTTATTCCATAACTAAAGAAAGTCTTAGCAGTTTTGCTCTTCCTTGATTCCATATAGTTATATACTCTCTGTAATGCTTCTCTATCATCAGGTCTTGGGAGTTCATAAAATGTACTCACTGCACCATCAAAGAATAAAGGACAGATTTGACCATTTGCTCCATAGTCTCTATCTTCAATCACCTCCATGAACCTTATATGATTCCTGAACTTGGTTATATCATATCCTTCATACTCTCTTAGTCCATACTTGAATGGGCTATAGAGACCTATAACCATATTGGCATCTCTGGTAGTAGTCTTACAATCTGCAAGACCATCAGAAGATGGTTTAAGCTTATTCAGCTTCTGGTTCTCAATACCTTCTTGAGCCTGTGCTTGATGCTGAATCAGTACAAAGATAAACTTCAATTGATTTCTGAGAGTAATACCATACTTACTCATCTTATCAATAGTTTCCATCTTTTTCAATCCACTTTCAAGAGATAGATTTGAGGCATTATCTATGATGATTATCCTCCTCTCCTCTGGGTCATCTGGGGTATAAGGATTGTCATTGTCTACCATATCTGCATCTATGATTTCATCTGTGATAGGGTCTTTCCTCTTACCTTTCTTGAAGTTAAGATGTCCATGAGTTAAGGCATAATCCCTACAATACTTATTGATTCCTGTGGGATTCCTTTGGTCATCAATATACTCAACCATATCCTCGAATGCCTTGATATATCTCTGATACTTATCAGATTCAAGTAATTCAAGAATCTTCTCATCAATAGGATGGTCTCTATCTGTACTTTTCAGTTCAGTGGGAGATACCTCTATTCCATCCAATCTAAACAATAGATGACACAAGAACTCATTATACTTTTCCTCTGGACTCATCTCCAAAGTAAAGTAAAGAACCTTAACTCTCATCTCAGGATGCTCCAATATAAAGAACAATGGTTCATATACAAATAGGTAATCACAGAACTTTGATTTACCTACCTTTTGATTGGCAGTCACCACTATGAACTTAGCAGTTTCAATGCCTGGAACCCATGCTCTAAACCTTGGAAAAGGGAAAGGAATACAATTATAAAGTCCATTAAGAACTCTCTCCCTCCTTAACCTCAGATTTCCCATTACTTGCTTAAATCTACTCATAATCAGTTAATTGTAGAAGTCCAATCATTTCTTAAATTCTCTTCTTGACCAGCATTCTCAATGTAACTAATCAATTCTGAGTCCCCCTCAACCTCACCAGCAGCACCAACTTTCTCTTTGAATATGAAATACTTTAATAACCTCATATATGTATAGTTTCCATTGAAACCTTCCACATACTTACTGGTTGCCTGTATGATTTGCTCATCAGTATAAGTATTTCCATATTTCTTGAAGAATAACTTTAATCTTCGTACAATCAAAGCTACTCCATCTGCCCAATAATAGTTAGTGCCATCTTTTTTGCCTTTAGGAAATATCTCTTTGAGCCTTGTAGCCAACTGAATTAACCTGTCATTAGGTTCCTGCTTCTTATCAGAATCCACAATCACAGAATCTATTACCTCAGTGCCTTTATTAGTAAGTCTCCATCCAATCTGTTGGAATAAGTCATCCCTATTAGCAGTTATATAGCCCTTCTTAATCAGCTCCTTCTGAGCTGTATCAAGGTCAGCATTATTATGGATGGCAAGCATCAAGAGAGCCTCAGCAAGACTAATGTTGTTCTTCTGACATCCTTCTTTACTTAAACAAATTGTCATAGCTTAATGTCATTAATACTATCAACACTTATAATAGAATCCTCAGAGTACTCCTCTATCATCTTCTGCACAAGTTCCTCTTCCCTTGTATCCTTGAAATAAGGTATGATGATAATAGGAGATTTGTGTCTAAGTATTCTACCAACTCTTTGCTTTACTACAATCTCCGAACTATTCAAGTTGCAGAATATACCTATCCTACAATTAGTCAAGTTCACACCTTCATTGAGTATGTTACAGGCAGTAATATGTTTAATCTTGTTAAGATTAAACATCTCAAGGTTCTTTACTGAAGCCTTATTCTTCGAGGTGATATTATATTTACCTAACCTCTCTGACTGTTCAATACTACTACAGAAAGTCAAAGTCTTGTAATTCCTGAACTTGTCAAGAAGAGATAATACAAGGGCTTCCTTCTGTTCAGCACACCACTTCAGCCTTTTGCCTGCTGTTGAAAGCCATAAGTTCTTTATCCTCTCATTTCTTGAGTTAAAGTACTTATTCTTGTACCACTCTATAAGTGAAGAGATACTATCATAGCAACCTTTCTGAGTAGTGATTATATCACGACCAAACTTCTTAACCTTGTAGGTATAATTAGTAGTGTCTAAAGTCAAAGGCAGCAGATATACTGTAGGCTCAGGCAATACTTCGTCTTCCACAGCCTCCTTGAGACCACACTTAATGACCTCAGCCTTGTGGTTGTAAATGAAATAATCCCTCATGTCTCTCTTAATAGTGGCAGACAATCCAATGAAAGACTCATTGATATGGATAGTCTCCAATACATCAATTCTTGCTTCTGACAAATGCTGCATCTCATCTGCCACTACTACATCAAAGTATGAGTTCTCATAGTTCTTTAGTGACTCATAGCATTCAATGGTAATATAGTCAGACTTGACACCTCCCCATTTCTCAATCTCATCCTTCCAAGTCTGCTTATGCACAGTCTTAGCTACAAGGATAAGTATAGTAGTAGGGCTTTCATCATTCCTGAATACCCTATCACATATATGATTAATGAGGTCTATTGCTACCTTGGTCTTACCATACCCAGTGATAAGCTCTAAAATCATGTACTTGCTCTTATCAACTACTTCAAGAGCTTTCTTTTGTATCTCTTCTCTTTTCATAATAACTGTCTTGTTAAATAAAACCTTTTCTTATACAGATGATTTCTGCTTTTAATTAAACACCAACTGATAGATTGTATGGAGCCTCCAACATAGGATGCTGCTTCTTCCAAAGTATTTACTTTACATAACAAAACTTTATTAAGGTCATAGATATAAACTCCTTTTTGTCTTTTAGCACAAGACTTACTGTTGGCTTCACCTATTTTCCTCTTTGTTTCATCTGATAAAGTAACTCCTTTTCTTGGATTAACATAGCCATTTCTATAGTTTTCCTTGAGAGAGTTTCTTATCCTCTCCTTAGTACTTTCCAACATATTGCCCACAGCTTTAGTAACTGTAAGCTCAGTATTATACTCAGGATGTAGGCTATCCACATAGAATTGTTCCCTTTCAGCCAATTTATCTTCATCACATCTTTCAAGTACAAAGAAATGAAATTTATCTTCACCATACTTGTTCCAAGCATTTTGAAGATGAGGACTATGATGACAATTATGCCTCAGGGTACTTCTATGTTTCTGCCATCTACTATAGATGTTCTTGCTACTTCCCACATACTTCTTACCATTTTGTGTGTTCAAAATACAGTAAACACCCGAAAACTTAAATTCTTGACTAATAACCATATCTTTTTTTTTTGCAAAGATACAGTAAATGTTTGAATTAACCAATAGTTTAAGTGAATTACTTATACTATCCAGTTATTATTTCAAGTTCTTCTTGTCATTTCTACTTACAATTCCTTTTAGTTTGTTAATGTAGTTAGGGTCTTCTGCATACCCTATGTCTGATAAAAACTTATAATAATCATTCGGAGGTTTGTATCTATATTGCACATAGTCAAGATATGCAACCACACTCTCAGTCCAATGGTCAAATGTATGGTATCTGTGTTTCTTACTATTGTATAAGCCAAACAGATTATTACCATTCAGACATAAGTCTGACTTAAAATGACCAGTTTCAAGTACAGCCTGTGCATAGACTATCTGAGGATGTTTAACCCCATAATATTCCAATGCTTCTATCAAGCCTTCTTGAGGTGATTTACTGAAGAAGTCTGGTTGCTCCTCATTAACTATGTGTACCACCTTTATTTCAGGTGGTTCATCTTCCTTCAAGTAGGGTAGTACCTGTACTACCCCAAGTACTCCTACTGCAAAGGAGATGAGTATGTTGAATACTCTCTGTTTCATACTTCTTAGCCCATCTTGATTTCTTTCCATTCCTATTCCTATTAAGGGTAAATTCTATCATATTTCAAACAGTTTTATGTAAGTTCTCTTACATTTCCCATTCCAATACCATTTGTTATACCATAATAGCACAATGTATTTATTCCTTGATGTGACTATATCAATCTTAGGAGAATACTTATTATACATTACAATAATCCAAATACATAGTACAATGAGGAATAATACATTAAATGCTATCATACTATTCTGGTTTAGGACAACATACTACATATTCAAATCTTGAACAAATTCCTTTCCATTTCCTGTAATCATCACATGAGTTCTTCTTTAATGCTTTTGCATCAATGAAGTTACTTACACAAAGCATATCATACTTATTAGATGGGTGATAACTCACCCCAAGCTGTCTATCTAAGGCTTGTATAACTGCTTCAATGGTTTCACCTGATGCTATAAAGTCATCCACAACTATGAACCTTGTAGTACCAACCTCATCAATTCCTCTTAATGAAGAACAATGAGCACTTGTATCTTCTTCCTTCCTGACAATCAGGATGTAGGTCTTAGTAGCTGGATTAATATTGTGTAACTCATTAAGCATAGCACCTGCAATCATGGCTCCTGATGTGCCTCTTGCTACAAAAGTAATGCTCGTACCTTCCTCAATATCTTCTTTATATGTATTGAAGATTGCTTCTGCACTCTGTTGTATATAACTATGCTTCCAATGAACACCAAATGGATATTCTACGGTAATAAAATGGTCAAGATGTATAAATTTAGGAACATATCCCATAGTCTCTTAGTTTTATCCTACTTAGTCAGTAGGTTTAAAAAAAAAAAGAAGGACAAGGGTATTATTAGTACCCCTGCCCTTACTATGAGAACATTCCTATTTAGTCCTCAAACACTTGATAGGTATATGATACACCTCCAAGATGTTCTACTGTTCTCTGCAAATGAGCTTCAAGTCTTTCCTTTTCACTCATTGCAGCCCACTTGCCAGGCTTAGACCATGAAGGACAAGAATCCTTGTCAATCATATACTCATAAGCCTCTTTGCTCATGTTCAGGGACTGTGTAGCTGGCTTGCACTTCCTTGTATGGAAAGTGATAATCTCTGGATTGGTGCCATTTGTGTCAGTCACTCTCATAGTGTGCTTCTCCATCTTGTCCCAATCCTCAACTACTTTTGTTACTGTTCTCTTTCTACCATTCTTTGTAGTAATGGTCTCTTGAGTTGTTTTAAGGCACTCCTCCTTGCTGAACATTGTGCTTCCTCGAAGCTCAATACTCAGACTTAACTTGATTTCACTCATGTTTATTAATCTTCTTCAGATTCTTTCTTCATAATTGCAGCAAGCATAAGGGCAGCCATTGCATCTTCTACTGTAGCCTCTCCTTTGTCTGCCTTTTCCCTTAATTCCTCTGCCATTTTAATGTGAAGAGTATGTTTCAAGGCTTCAATAGTGCCCATCAATTCTCTCACATTGAGGAGTATTGCACTTGCTACAATCACCTCAACAGGTGCTTGCACTGTCTTACCTTTGTAGCTTTCTACCAAGTTTTCAACAAGTTCAACATTGGTTAAACTACCATTCTCTTTGCCACCTTTAATGGCTTTTGCAGCATTTTCAAATGACTGCTCATCCAACTTTCTTTCAAGTGGATTCTGTTCTTTTTCTTTCATCTTTTTTTTTTTTAGAAAGTGAATAAAAATAGTAAGTTACACACAGTAAATGCTAACTATAACAATGACTATATCAAAAGCAAGAACCTGCCTCCCATCCAAAGCAAGAACAACCCTCCACAATCAAGCTTCATAGGGCAGAATATTTCTCGGAATGGCAGTCATAAGTAATGGCAAAGCACTACTCAATTATATTTTGCAGATATAATTTTCATTATTATATTTACACAAATAGCATCCACTGTGTGTATTCAATGCAGTTAAGAGTAAATACCCTAAGACCTACATTTACTTACCTAATGAATTTACAGTGTTATATACACTAAGCAGTGAGTTAGGCACAGCAATTTTCAGTTTGCTATACTCTTGAGACTTTGCATCCTTCCATGTCTTGAAGGAAAGCATAATAGCCTTGAGTGCTTCTCTATACTCACTTGAAGCCACAGCATATTCCGTGTTAGACTTGTTTGTAGACTCTTCAATAGCCACTTCACAGTCATGCTTCATAGAGTTCAGTTGAGCCTGTACCTCTCTGTGCTTCTTCTGCAACTCATAGAAAGTATTGTCTACATCCTCTGCACTTACAGAAGGCTCATAGGTATAGATAAGAGCATCTCTACCCTTACCATCTACTTGATGAGGATGCTGTATTCTATCCTTGAGTTTCTTCCTCTCATCAGACAATACACCATCAGGATGTATGTACTTGCCTATTACAGCAGCCACAGTCTCAAGCTGGTAGTATCTGTTCCTCTCCTTGATAGAAAGAGAAGCATAATACTCCTGCTCTGTCAGTACATGAGGAGCCACAGGTGACAGTGGTTTCTCCACTCCATTCTCTTTGCACCAGTCATCAAGACTAACAGACTGGAGTCCATTTATCAAGTCATTCTTAGCCTTGATAGCCTCCCTGAGCCAAGCTATGAGTGACTTTGCCTGTGCAATACTCTCAAGCATGAAAGGTATTGAGCTTAACACCTCCCTTGATGTACCCTCTTGTATGACATTATGTGCATTAGCACTTATCAAGCCAACCTCTACATTCAGGAAAGACACATTGTTAAGTTGTGTTTCCATACCCTGTATGTACTCCTTTGCCATATTAGCAATGTGATTGGCTGAAGTTGAAGTGAGGGCTACTCCTTCTTCACCCTCTTTCTTAAAGAAAACCAAATCTTTTTGCATATCCTTAGTCTTTTAATTATTCATGTAAATGTTTTAAGTAATCCTTATCTAAGTCAGGATGTTTGTGTATTAAGAATCTGCAACTTATACACACTATTAGGTGAGCTACACCTTCTGCTGCTATAATTCCTATTACAATATCCTGCCACTTAGGAAGTGAATCCCAGCTTGTCAAGAAGAGTATAAGAATGAGCATGGTTATCCAAAAGGTACTACAATAGATGCAGAATCCCAATGGATATGCTATAAAATGTAAGAACCTATTGCCACTTTTAACCATAGGTACAAACACTTTACTGTACAAAGGATAGAATATCATATCCTCAACCTTCAGGCAATTCCTATAGAATATGCCTAATAGTCCACCTATTACTCCCAATAGCATGAACTCAAACATTAATACATAAAACATACTTTTTTTTTTAGTTAATACTAAGATTGTTTTGTGGAGCATAGGGGACTCGAACCCCTGTCTTACCAACCTTTAATAAAAGAATTACACATGCTTACTACTTTTTAATGTGGTCAGTTGCCCACTGGGTCTGTCTGGATTTACAGCATTTCCACCACCTTATTTTATTGTCCATAAACAAGGAAAAAGTTGGGTTACCTTCTGCGAGACCACAGCCTATTAATGCTCTTAAAGTCGGACCCCCAGCCTTAGTCTTCATTCAGGCTTTGCACCTTTCTGTTTCCAAGTAAGTGCTACTCAGCCTATTTAGGCAGCAACTCTATAAGAAGTATTGCCAGTTATTATTTTGATGTCTTTCCATCAGCCTTTGCATGTTCTCTTACCAAATAATCAGCAATCAAAACCAAAATGCCCCTTTTTTGCTTTGCTTCTTTTCTAAGAACAAAGTACAAGCTAAAACAAGAAACAGTAGCTTACCTACCAGCACCTTCTATTGTGTTTATCAAGCTCTGCTATGAAGTGTACAGTCTCCGAGCTTAGTATCTCCAGTGAGACTCGAACTCACAACTTACAGCTTAGAAGGCTGTTGCTCTATCCAATTGAGCTATGGAGACATAAAGGAGACCTATATTCACATACCAGTCTCCTGTAGCAATATTGCTATTGCCCGAACTAAATTTCACATACCTATAAACAATCAAATTACCTTATATGAGTAATACCTTAGTACTCCCAACAAGACTCGAACTTGTGTCTACTCTTTAGGAGAGAGTTGTTCTATCCACTGAACTATAGGAGCATACCTTCTCCAGAGGACTGATTATTCATCCTTTAATATGTTATCGAACCATTTGTAAAAAGTCAATATTTCAAATTCCTCTTCAGAGATTAGCTTGTAGCAAGCATAACATAGTATTACACACACAATGATTGAGTGTATGAAATATCCATTATCATAGATGCTATCTACTCCTGATATAAAGAGTATAACTGCAAAGGCTGTTATCCATAATAACACTCCTTTAAGTATAAGCTTGAATCTTTTCATCTTTCTTCTGTGTATTTACAATTTTCGCACTCATGTCCATCAAAAGGCTCGCCACAGTTAGGACATATAAACTGTTTGCCATAGTCACAAGCAATGGATTCTTCTACCACTTGCTGTGTTTCAAGTTCTAATTCTGCCATATTTCTGAGGTAATAACTTGAATCTACTTTTGTTGTTTCTCTCTGTTCTTCAAATGGCTCCTGTGGTCCACAAGAACATATCATAATTGATAGTAACAATAGAATGTATTTCATTTGTTATCTCCATTTACTGCATCAAATATGATATAAAGAAAGAGTAGGCTTAATGGTAAGCCTACTAATAAGTATATGAATAAATCCATCACTTCTTTCTTTTATATTTGTAGAACTCTTTTCTCACTTCTCTGCCATTAGGATAAGTAGTCTTTACTATTCTTTCTCTTGTACAAACAGTAATGCTCCATTCAAAAGCATGTCTTCCTGCCAAATAAATAGTTCTACCCCAAATGTCTACTACTGTTTCTCTTATTAGACAATCACAGTTTTCTCGGTGATATGTATGTTTTCTTGCCATGACCTTAATATATTTTACTGTAATACTCACTATAAGCATCACCACCTGAAGTGGTATCAATAAACTCAGGAAAATCACTCTCTAAGTCATTGATATATGCCTTGGCTTTGTTAATAGTATCATTTTGGTTGATACAAATACCTGCAAGTACTCCTACTAATAGCAAGAGTACTGCAATGAGTACATTTTTAGTCATCTTTGATTGTTTGTTTATAGGTTGATAAAAGGAGAGTATAATGGACTCGAACCATTACTAAAGTGTTATGACTGCTACTGTATTTCAAGGCAACTTCATTCATCCTTTGTGCTACCATTACACTAATACTCTCTAATTCCTAAATCATCTAAAATATTAGTTGCTGTCTTTGATATGCCTTAATTCTGACCTGAATATATTTAGTTTCTAAACCTTCTTACTCTCTGTGCAATTTTATGTTGATTCTGTTCTTGCTATCCTCACTAAGTCTATTGAGTATTAATATCAATGATATTGTAACTCTCACCACAGTCCTGTAGTAGTGTCCTATTCTTTACATCTGCACTCAATTTCAGTAGCACTCCCAATATTATTGGTGCTCAATTGAAGACATTTAACAACAATTAATATGTGTTTGTTTGATTGTTTGCTTGTTAGAGTGTGGTTTTGCATATAAACTGTAACAGTAAAAACAGTCATACATTATTGGATGATTGTTCTACTATTGCTGATTTGAATTGGAGTGATTATTGTGGGGATTGTCATAATGTCACACATCTGACAATATGTCAGTCCATACTATTAACTCTCAATAAATCAATAAGTTACATTCAACACAAAACAAGGAAGATAGGACATAAAGTGTATTCCACACTCTATTATCCTATCCTACTTACCCAATGTACTGAACTTCTAAATACTCTACTTGCCTTCTAATCCTCTTGTCAGGAAGAGATGTAAATAGAGCACATCTCATCTCACTCTAATCACTAACATAGTTAAATCCTATTACATATAATATAATGTGTAACATGTCTTGGAGTTATACTAAGAGCATATTAATGCTTACTCATATAACCTTTACACATAAAAACTATTAATGTTCAAAGGATTAAACACTATTAATGCTTAGAAGAAATGAAAAGGAAAGCAGGCATAAAGCCTGCACTCCCTTAGAAGCTTGCCAATACAGGTGCACCTCCATGACCTTCCTCATGCAGAAGCCAGAAGTTAGAACCATCAGAGCCAGTGACATTGCTGAGCATAGGATGAGCTGGAATGCCTTTGACTGCAACTGCACCTGTCTTTGCACCATAGGTGAAGAAGAGCTTGCCTGTCTTAGGATTCTTCTTCACATCAATGCGTGATACATTCATTTGTGACTTGAATTGTTCAACTGTCAAAGTTTCATTGAAAGAAAGTTTTGCTTCCATAATGTAAATTGTTAAATGTTAATAATATAGTTGTTTAAACCTGCGGGGGTAGGACCCCCTAGGGCTAAGTGATGGGGAGGGTGTGGTTGGTGTAACTACCACTCATAAAAATATCACAGAAAAAAAAAAATTAGGAAAAAAAAATTAGAAAGTGGATAGGGAGGGGGGGGGAGGGTCAAAATCACCCCCTATACTAATTAGAAAAGGTGGAGAAAAGCAGTAAAAAAAAAGAGAAAATTATTTTTCCTATAAATTTTTCATTTATATATTTGCATATATCAAAACTTTTATCTACCTTTGCATCCCAGTAGAGGTTAATGGTGGATTAACCTTTCACCCATGAGGTTAAAAAGTAATGGGTTAGAAGTTGGGTTAGTAAAGAGCACCTCTATGTATGGAATATATTAAATGTGTTGATTGTGGAGAAGTAAAGCCAATTACTGAGTTTTATACTGATAAAACAAAATCAAGTGGTCACAAAAGTTACTGTAAGGAATGTTCCTCTAAAAGAGCAGTAAAATTTAAGAAGTCTAAAGGTTCTAATTATGCTAAGGACTCAAGACTTAGAAATAAATATGGAATATCTTTAGAAGAATACAACAGGATGTTCCAACAGCAAGAAGGATGTTGTGCTATATGTGGTACACATCAGAGTAATGAACAAAGAAGTCTTGCTGTAGACCATGACCACAGAACTGGTAAAGTAAGAGCTTTATTATGCCACAAGTGCAATGCAGCACTTGGAAATGTCAATGATAGTATTGACATTTTGAAAGAAATGATTTCATATATAGATAAACATAGCTCTTGAGGTTGTCCCCAATACTACTAAAATTGCTACTATATAAATTAGATTGCATGAGCACATCCACCTGAGAAAAGGCACAGGGAATCATGCTATAGGGGTATAATCAAGAACTGGTCTAATGAAGTTAGTAGTTAAAAGGAGATTAGAAATAACTCTTATGAAGCCATAACAAAGCTTCAGGGATATTACTATATACAAGAATGAAGAAGATAGGTAATTACATTAAGGATTCTATTAAATGGTTATGGCAGTTTCCACAGAATATGCTTGCTCTATGTATAGAGGGTATATTGTGCCAAGCTGCATATAGAGAAGGTAAGGCAGATGGTAATACTATTATAGTGAATATTACTCTACCTTCAGCTATGTCTTTGGGAGATTATCTCTTTGTGAATCCTATGTCATCACAAAAGTCTATTCAACATGAATGTGGTCATAGTAAGCAATCTGATATATTAGGTCCACTATATTTGATAGTAATAGGAATCCCATCACTACTACATAACATAGTACATTATCTGTGTAGTAAGATAGGAATTAAATGGAACTACTACAGTTTTTATACTGAATCTTGGGCTAACAAGTTAGTAGGAATTACTTGAGAGAATATAGATAAGACCTAAAATCAAGCCTAACTTTACTCCTTCAAGACAAGAAAATGACACTTGAATTGAAAATAATTGGAGAAAAGCTTGCACAATTCAAATATTTTGCTTACCTTTGCAGTGCAATTAAGGAAAATTGGTTTTAGGAAATTTCCACATAAGGAATGTTACTTTAACCAGTTGTTTAAGGTAACATTCCTTTTTTTTATTGCCCCATAGTGTAACTGGTCATCACATGAGATTTTGGCTCTCATAATATAGGTTCAAGTCCTATTGGGGTAACAAGTAATAGAGAAGATGCCCTCTTAGTACAATGGAAAGTACATGAGTCTTCTAAACTTAGAATATAGGTTCGATTCCTATAGGGGGTACTAAATGTTGGGTTAGACGAAGTGGTTAAGTCACCACACTTTCAATGTGGAGATTATGGGTTCAAGTCCCATACCCAATACAAATAAATGGAGCTATCTACTAATGGTTAGGTAACTGCCCTCTCAAGGCAGAAATTTGGGTTCAAATCCCAATAGCTCTACAACTTAGGGTGTGTAGCATAGTGGTTAATGTGCCTGACTGTCAATCAGGAGATTGGAGTTCAATTCTCCCACATCCTGCTAATCCACTTTTAATCTACTGAAGTCCTATCCTACAGAGGTAGGTAGGCAAATGGAGAGGTAACTCAGTGGGACTGGGACTTGTCTTGAAAACAATGGGAGCAGTAAAATGCTTGGGGGTCGGGACCTCATCTCTCCGCAATAATAGGTGTTCTTTGACATATTGGTGAAGGAAAGTATGGAGAGTAAACCTAAGAGGTCTTAGGGACTGTCTGCTAAACAGATTGTACCAGCAATGGTATGTGTTTCAAGTACACTGCTCTCCGCAATATATGGGTGTAATTCAGTAGGTAGAATGCTGGCTTTGGGAGCCAGTTGTCCTTGGTTCGAGTCCAAGTACCCATACTTAAATGGGCTTTGTAGTGTAATCAGGTTAGCACAAGACATTTGCAATGTTTTAGAGGAGTTCAAATCTCACAAGGTCCACACTATGTTTTCATGTTTTCATAATGTTGAGCTTTTGCTTGAACCCTCTTTTGGGCAGTTAGAGGTTAAAGAAACTGCCCTATCAATGCTCCTTAGTTCAGTGGTTTAGAACAGTTCCCTTACAAGGAAAAGGTCATTAGTTCGATTCTAATAGGAGCAACAAATAATGGGTCTTTAGTTCAAAGGTTAGAACAGTGGGCTGTTAACCCTCAGATGTAAGTTCGAGTCTTACAGGTCCCGCAAGAATTTTTGCAAGAAGTTCAGTCAAGTAGCTTGCAATACTTGATGCCATCATTTCTGAAAGTTCTCTGAGTGCAATAAGGAGAAGTAATCAATGATTTGATGTTTTAGCAGGTTAGAGAAGTAGTAATCTTGCCCCACTCATAATGGGGAGACCAGTGGTGCAAATCCACTACCTGCAACTAAGTAATTGGGAAGTAGTTCAATTGGTAGAACACTGGTCTCCAAAACCAGCAGTTGTGGGTTCAATTCCTACCTTCTCAGCTATATTGGGCATGTCTTCTAATTGGTCAGGAAGCTACTCTGATAAGGTAGTAATGAAGGTTCAAGTCCTTACTTGCCCACTCTAATTCCTTGTCTTTAAGGAATATATGTTGATGTACTTCAATGGTAGAAGGCTGCTCTCATAAGGCAGTAGTTGAAAGTTCGAGTCTTTCCATCAGCACTGTGTTAGTAGCTCAGTCAGGTAGAGCAGAGGATTGTGGCTCCTTACGGCATGGGTTCAAATCCCATCTAACACCCCAATATACTCACATAGCTCAGTTGGTCAGAGCAGGAATCTTATACATTCAAGGTCAGGGGTTCAAGTCCCTTTGTGAGTACTATCTTGGAGTACCAGAGTGGCTAATGGCACAGACTGCAAATCTGATGATTCGTGGGTTCAAGTCCCACCTCCAAGTCTTAATAAGCTCCTATAGCTGAATTGGTTAAAGCACCTGTCTCTTAAACAGGGGACTCAAGGTTCAAGTCCTTGTGGGAGCACAACCTCAACCTTGGCAAATATTCCCCCAAAGCATTGATGGTGGATGCTCTGGACTTTTAATCCTGAGAGTAAGGTTCGACTCCTTATGGGGGAACATAACATATTATTAACTCCAAATTTTAATGTTATGAGAAAGGTTATTTCATTAATTAAGAGAGGTGCTAAGGCATACTTTAGGCAAGCTGCTAAGACTTATGCTTGGACACCTACAGGAACTATTCCAGTTGGAATATAGTTCCTTTGATGCTGGAGTGAATAATAAATATTATATGGGGTAGCTTTAATGTGGTGAATTAGTGTGGACTGTAAATCCACTGCCTCAGGCTGTTTAAGGTTCGATTCCTTTCTGCCCCACTTCAATAGAAATCTTTGTCCTTGACTTATGGAAGGTGATGTGGGTAGAGACACAAATAAGTCATTATGGGTGCTGGGCAGGTATGGTTACATTGCGGAGGACTGAAAATCCTTAGAACAAAGTTCGATTCTTTGAGTACCCACTATATACTCCTGTGGTGGAATTGGTAGACACACTTGCCTCAAAAGCAAGAGCTTGAAAAGAGTAAGAGTTCAAATCTCTTCAGGAGTACTTATAATGCCCTCTTGGTGGAATTTGGTAGACACGGCTGGCTTAGAACCAGTTGCTTCAGCATTGCAAGTTCGAGTCTTGCAGGGGGTACATGAAAGCAAGAATTGATATACTCAATAGAAGGGATGAAATTATAAGATGGACATCAGAGAACCTTCCTAATACTGAAATAGCAAGAAGATTAGGATGTAAGGTGCAAACCTTAACTTCTTATTATAAGAAACTTGGTATTAATTATAATGGAAATCAGGGAGCTAAAGGTTCAAAGATTAGTCCTTACAGGAAGTCTGCATTAGATATTATAGATAGCCCTAATATATCTAATGCAAAGAAGAGAAAGAGGCTTATAGAGGATGGACTAAAAGAGGCTAAGTGTGAATGTTGTGGATTATCTGAGTGGATGGAGAAGCCAATCCCATTAGAATTGCACCATAAAGACTTTAATCACTACAATAACACATTAGATAATTTACAAATCCTATGTGCTAATTGTCATATGCAGGCACATAATTACTGTAACTCAAAAAAAAAATGATAGATAATTTGAAAATAGTTAGGAAAATATTTGGTAGTTCCAATTATTTTGCTTAACTTTGCAACATCAAAATAAGAGAATATGTTTGAAGATGATAACCTATTTACTCCAATGGAATCAAGCAGAAGTACAGAAGTATCTGGTTCTCAGTTCTTTATTAACTTCTTAAATCAACTTGAAGGTTGGAAAACTAAGTGTAAGAATTTGCATTGGGCAGCACCTAAGAAGAATATCCATGTATATCTTGATGAGTTCCTTGATATATTGTCAGACTATCAGGATGGTCTTGCAGAAGGATATATGGGAATACTTGGTAAAATGCAACCTAATGCTATTAAGGGAACTCCAAGTGATGCACTGAATGCTTTTGACTTTATAAGTGAAGTCAAGTCTGCTACTATTGCATTTTATGATAAGATTCCTCAAGAGACTGTTTATAAAGGTATAGCATCTGAATGTGAGACCTTTATTCAGAATATCAATAAGTATGACTACTTATTCCACTTATGTGATATAAGACCTTATTGACAAGAGATGCTCTCATGGTGGAATGGTAGACACAACAGACTTAAAATCTGTCAATCAGCAATGGTTGTCTGGGTTCAACTCCCAGTGGGAGTACCAATTGCCTCTGTAGCTCAATGGTAGAGCACCTGTTTTGTACTCAGATGGTTGAGGGTTCAAGTCCTTTCAGAGGCTCAAATGTAGGTATGGTGTTAGTGGTTAGCATATGACATTGCCAATGTCAAGGGGTCAGTTCAAATCTGATTATCTACTCAAGAGATGTGGAATTGGTGTTAGTGGTAACATATCTGCCTTCCAAGCAGAAGTGGACAGTTCGAGTCTGTTATTCCACTCAATATACATCGTGGGGTAGTGTAATGGAAACATGTGAGCCTCATAAGCTCAAGAAGCAGTAATACTGTGTTGGTGGTTCGAGTCCACCCTCCGCAACTAATTTAGATAATATGGAAGAGATAGAAAAGGCAAAGATGACAAGGACCAAAAAGACCAATGGTTCAGAGGTTCATCAAGTTATGACTGCATTAACTGATACTACAATCAGAGGTATTGTAAGGTCAGCCAATGAGGAAGGAATTAAGAGAGAGGATATAGTTTCTCTACTTAAAGAAAATGGTCAGTTTGTATTAATCTACTTTAGATAAAAACATTATGGAAATGGAAGAGCAGAAGACAATAGAAAGACCCTTGATGAGTGAAGAGGAGTTCAAGGATTATATGGAGAAGAATAGAGTAGATATTGTGGGAGATTTCTATGAAAAAGGTATTCTTCACCTAAGAACTTATGAAGCAGTAAGCAAGTTCAAGTCTGTAAGGAGAGCAATCAGAAGAGGTCATGTATCTCTTGATGGTATTATCTTCCCTAAGAGACCTTTCAATAACAAGGCTAATACTTGTAAGAGAAAGGGACATCACAGTAGGACTATTAATGAAAGAAAGAAGATGATTTATGAGCAACTTAAACACAGAAAATCAGCCTAATGATTACAATGAAGTGCCAGTATTATACTGCAAGCATTGTCTATCATTGAATATTAGGAACATTCCGAGAATGGAGGATTCAGATTACTGTGATGAGTGTGGCTCCACTGATATAGGAGAATGTTCAATAGAAGAGTGGGAGACTCTATACAAGAATAGATATGGACATAAATTCCTTGAAGAGTATTAACAACTTAATTATAAATTAAAATGGAAGAGCAGAAGGGAAAGGTTGTAGAGATGCAACCAACAACAAAGGAAACAGAGAGACCTGAAAAGATGTCTTATGAGCAGTTAGAGAACATAGCTCATCAGCTTAGTGAGCAGGCTAAGCAGTTATATATGAAGCTGCAAGCTGCTAATATGGGTAACATGTTCAAGAGACTTGACTACTTGTTTAAGGTAGTAGAGAATGGACATATGTTTAAGCAAGACTTCCTTGAGAAGTGTATTGCTGAGATTGAGGAGCTTATGACAGTTCCTGAAGAGATTGAGGAAGATAATAAGGAAGAGGAAACTCCAGATATTGAAACTGAAGAATAAGTAGGTATGTTATGAAGAAGCCTAATAATATAGTTAGAATACCATGTTCTTTGGATGGGAGCTTCTTCAGGTATTGGTTCAAGTTTTTAGAGCCTTTTCATAAGCTAACTGATAGAGAGATTGATGTAATTACATCCTTTGTCAAGCAAAGATATGAACTCAGTAAAGTTATCAAGGACAATGAGATACTTGATAAGGTTACAATGAGTGAAGATACAAAGAAGAAAGTAAGGGAAGAGTGTAATATCACTCTCCCACACTTTCAAGTAATTATGGGCAAGCTAAGGAAGAATAAAGTTATCATTGATGGTAAGATTAATCCAAGGTTTATTCCCAACATTGATGAAGAGACTGGCACTTTCCAACTATTGTTACTTTTTGAATTGAAATGAATTATCCTGATATAATTGGCAAGGTTTCTGAAGAATTGAATTTACCTAAAGGAGTGGTAGACAAGACATATAAAGCATTTTGGTTATTTATTAACCAATCTATACAGTCCTTGCCATTAAAGGATAATATTAATGAGGAGGACTTTGCTAAATTAAGGACTAATTTTAATATTCCATCACTAGGAAAATTAACTTGTACCTATGATAGAATGTTAGGTGTAAAGAAAAGATTTAAGTTTATAAAACAAGTAAGGGAGAAGAAATGAAGAAATTGTTTATTAGTCAGCCCATGAAGGGCAAAACAAATGAAGAAATAGAAGCTGAAAGAGCCAAAGCTGTGGAAGAGGCTAAGGCAGTACTCAATGATGATGTAGAAGTGATTGATAGCTTCTTCAAAGATGCACCAGTAGATGCAAGACCTCTGTGGTTCTTGGGTAAATCAATTGAGCTATTATCTGTAGCAGATGCTGCATATTTTGCTAAAGACTGGGACAAATATAGAGGTTGTAAGATTGAGCACTCTTGTGCTATAGAATATGGTATAAAAGTTATTGAGTATGTTGAAGGTTAAGAAAATAAAGCCAATGTTCACTGCACTTATCACTACAATGGATAAGTATGAACATGATGTAACTACAAGAGGCGGTCTAATTGATACTACTAAGCAGCAGGGTGGATTAAAAGAATATCAAACTGTACTTGCAGTAGGTAGTTCAGTAAGAGATATAAAGGTAGGTGATATAGTGTGTGTAAACCCTACAAGGTTTGCAGTAAGAAAACATCAAGCAGGCACTCTTAAAGATGGAATTGTAACTGACAATCCTGTTACTACTTACAATTTTGATGTTGTTGAGATGGATGGAAAGCAGTGTCTATTGCTACAGGATAGGGATATTGACTTCATTATTGAAGAGTGGGAAGAGATTCCAGATACTCAGCCACAAGTATATGTGCCAGACAAAAAGCTTATTGTTTAAGACTTGTTCTTGCTGTAATAGAACTTTGCCTATAGATAACTTCTACATTAGAAGTTATAAAGATAAGAATGGCAACATCCATAAGTATTCTGATTCTAAGTGCAAAGATTGTAAAAATGCTTACAGTAGAAATTACAATAATGTGAATAAGGATACATTAAAAAGTATCCATAAAGAGTGGAGAGATAAGAATAAAACAAAAGTCAAATCTTATAGAGACAAGTGGAGAAGAGAACATCCAAACTACTCTAAAGAATGGGCTGAAAGAAATAAGTCTAAAATTAGACTCTCACAGATTAAGTATAATTATAATTTAACTGAAGAAGAATATGAAGCTTTATCAAAAGCTTGTGAAGTATGTGGAAGTACAAAGAACCTATGTATAGACCATAACCATATTACAGGAAAGGTTAGAGGAGTATTATGCTCAAGATGTAATTCAGCTCTTGGCTTACTGGGAGATAGCAAAGAAGTCATACTAAAGTTGGCTTCATATATAGAAAAGCAGTAGTGAAAACTACTGCTTTTTTTTTTAAAAAAAAAAAGAGTTATGATAAAATTATTCAAATATGAGGGTTACAAAATAGTAATATCTGAGGAAGCCTTTGCTCTTAAACCATTTAGACAGATATGGCAAAGAGACAAGACTGTTAATAAAGATAAGGCTATCATGGAACTTGGCTTCATATACTTCTTTTGTGACCCAAGAAGTGACTATCAATACCTTGTAGATGATAAGGAGAGGATGGAAGCCATTAAAGAGGGAGAAGGATTACCTCCTAAATGGGAGCCAGACAGGATAGTAACAGAAGCAATGGAATTTTATAAATCATTTAAGCCAATCTCTGCATTACTCCTTGAAGACACGAGGTTTATGGTTAATAAGTTTAGAGCAAAACTAAGAGAGCTGGACTTTGACAGTCTTGAGGTTAAGGAGTTTAAGGAGATTACAGCCATTGTGAAACAGATTACACCTCTCATTAGAGATTTGGATGAGGCTGAGAAAGCACTTAACTCTGAAATGAGGAGTTCAGGTAAGATGAGGGGACAGGGAGAAAAGACTATATTTGAAGATGACTTGGCACTATAACTATGAAAGCAGAAGATATTATAGAAGGTCTTAATAAGCATATTGAGACAAGGAGAAGTGAGAGGGGAATTGAGAATGTTGGGCACATGGTATTACAGAAAGAAATTATGCCTCATTCCTCATTCAAGGTTTATAAGATTTACAAGTACACTCTTTGGTTCACTAAGAGAGGTAAATCTTATAAAGTAATAACAGTACAGCATACTGCTAAGGTTCCTGATGGTCAGGAAGAGAATATGTTAAGAGAGATGAATATCATGTTGAGTACACTAATATTCGATTGGATAGGCTCTGATTTTTATGAAGCAGTTATAAAGGGAGAATATAATGGAGTTTCAGAAAATACCAATGAATAAATATCAAACTGAGCTGACTGAGGAATTGGTTAATAGCCTTCCTCAGGAAGTTCAGGACCAGTTATTTGATATTATAAATAATGTAGAGTTTGTCAAGAGATTGATAAGCCCTACAAGAGAATATGCTAAGGATAGACCAAGGGATGATAGGGGTAGAATCATTGTAGACTTGGCTAATCCTCATATATTAGAGGATATGGATTACTTCAGACCATCTGCCATACATTATGAGAAGTATGGTACATTTACTAACCTTAGACCTAATGCCAATCCTAATAGTGAATATGGTAAGTGGGTAAGAGAGGAAAGAAGAAGAATCTGGGATGGTTATGTAAGGGAAAGTGATGGAGAATGGGTCACAGGATATATGTATTGGTTCCTTAACTATTCTCCTATGATGCTCTCTAAGATTAGAGAGTATAAGGATAAGAATGGTAAGAAGAGAAAGTCCAAGAGAGCTGATAGAGTAGAGGCACTACCTGAATGTTGGGAAGGTATCTATTGGAGATTCCATTGCTTAGACCAAGCATCAAATGGTGGTTTATACAATAACTTTGAGGGAGGTCAGCACATGGCTGAACTTGCTTCCAGAGGTAAAGGTAAGTCATATAGTCTTGCATCTATACTTAACCATATCTTTGTGGTAGGTGAGAATGAGGAAGCACATGAAAAGGTAAAGGGTATAGTAACTGCCTATCAGAAGGAGTATCTTACTAAGGATGGTGTCCTTAATAAGTTTGTAGATATGGCTAACTTCTGTGCAACCAATACCCAGTTTCCAAGAAAGAGATTAAAGAACTCTTTGCAGGAAATGACATGGATAATGGGGTATAAGGATGTAGAGTTGGATATTGAAAGAGGTACTCAGAATACAGTACTTGGAGTATCATCTAAGGATGATGAGTCTAAGTTGAGAGGTAAGAGAGCTGCTAAGATTCTTATTGAAGAGTTTGGTACATTCCCAAGATTAGTTGATTTGTATAATGTGCTTTTACCTTCAGTACAGGAAGGTGATATTGTCTTTGGACAAATCTATATGTTAGGTACTGCTGGTGATAATGAATCAGACTTTGCTGGTGCTCAGGAAATTATGTATAACCCTAAAGGTTATAATATGTATGCTTTACCTAATGTATTTGATAAGTACAACCAAGGTAAACCTTACTTTGTATTCTTCTTTCCTGGCTATGTAAATAGAAAGGGATGTTATAATGAGAATGGTGTATCTGATGTAATTAAGGCTCTAATTGAAATTCTTATGAATAGATATAGGGTAAAGTATAATTCTACTGACCCTAACACCATTATTAAGACTATTGCTGAGGTTCCTATTACTCCTGCTGAAGCTATTGTTAAGACAGGTGTAAATATGTTCCCTGTAGCTGACTTGACTGAAAGAATAGGTCAATTGGATGCTAATCCTACAGAGTATGATGATGTGTATGTAGGTGATTTGGTATTTAGTAAAGATGGTCAGGTAGAGTATAAGCCTACCTCTGCTACACCTATTAGGGATTTTCCACATAAGGATAATAAGATAGAAGGTGCTATTGAAATATATCAATTACCTGAAATTGATAGAAATACAGGTAAGCCATATAATGACAGGTATATATTAGGTGCTGACCCTTATGATGATGATGAGTCAAATACTATGTCTTTAGGTTCCATATTTGTATTGGACTTATGGACAGATAGGATAGTAGCTGAATACACTGGAAGACCTCCTTTTGCTGATGATTACTATGAGATTTGTAGAAAGCTTTGTCTATTCTACAATGGCAGGCTAAACTATGAGTACAATAAAAAAGGTCTATTCTCTCACTTCTCGACAAGAAATAGCCTCTATCTCCTTACAGATGTTCTTGATTTCTTAAAGGAAAAGCAGATGATGAAGGATGGATATGGTAACAAGTCAAAAGGTACTAATGCTTCTCCTGCCATTAATGCTTATGCAAGGAGTAGATTGAGAAGCTGGCTATTAGCTCCAGTCCCTATTATGCAGACTATTGATGGAGAAGAGAAAGAGGTAATGGTTCCAAGACTATTTACTGTAAGGAACAGAGCACTGCTGAAAGAGCTTATTAATTATAACTCTGAAGGTAACTTCGATAGAATATCTGCTATGGGTATGCTGATGCTTCTAAGGGAAGATAGAATGATAAGATACCAAGGAGATGTTAGTAAGGAAAAGCAAGAGAGAGCTAATAATAGCTATGATGGCAATGACCCATTCTTTAAGAGAAACTATGACTTTAAGTTTAGGCAGTAAATTTAGTAAAAATGGAGACTGATGGTTAATAAATTACTTATATACTTGCATAGGTCAAGGATTTTACTTACCTTTGCACAGTAATTAAATTGAAGTATAATGGGATATGAAATGATAAATTTACCACCACAGCAGTTACCCTTTTCAAAGAAAAATAGAAAATGGAGGGCTGCTCACTTGGACTGGGCTGATTCTAAAACATTCTTCAATTATAGCTTAGTTAGAAAATCTGTAATACATAAGAAAATTAACTATGACTTGCTCAATGGTAAACTACACATGAGTGACCTTGAGATGATACTGAATCCTGAAAAGCTACAGGCAGGTTTCATACCTGATAGGATTCAACACTATCCTATTATGAATAGTAAGTTGAATGTGCTTAGAGGTGAGGAAAGTAAGAGAGTTTTTGACTTCAAAGTAGTAGTTACTAACCCTAATGCTATTACAGAGATAGAGAATAACAAGAAGCAAGAATTACTACAGAAGCTACAGGAATGGGTATCTAATACTTCTCAATCAGAAGAGGAGGCTAACCAAGAGCTTGAAAAGATAAATGATTACTACACCTATGAGTGGCAGGACATGAGGGAAATTAGGGCTAATGCTCTTCTTAACCACTATGTAAAGGAGTTGAATATTCCTTTAATGTTCAATCAGGGATTCATGGATGCAATGGCAGTTGGTGAAGAGATTTATCAATGTGATATTGTAGGAGGTGAGCCTACTATTGAAAGACTAAATCCACTCAAAGTAAGAATCTTTAAGTCAGGATATAGCAATAAGATTGAGGATGCAGATATGATAATCCTCGAAGATTATTGGAGTCCAGGCAAGGTTATTGATACTTACTATGATGTATTGACAAAGAAAGACATGGAGTATATAGAGAAGATGCCTGACCATGTAGGTCAAGCTGCTACAGACTCTATGGACAACATTGATGAGAGATATGGCTTTGTCAATAATCATATGATAGGGGATGAAATAAGTACAGAGGGATTCTTTTGGGACCCATTAGGAGGATATGATGGAGTTAATAACTCACTTCTTCCTTATGATGTTGCAGGAAACTTGAGAGTACTTAGAGTATATTGGAAGTCAAGAAGAAAGATTAAGAAGGTAAGAAGTTATGACCCTCAAACAGGTGAAGAAGTATTTAACTTCTACCCAGAGACTTATGTAATAGATAAGGATGCTGGAGAAGAAGAGCAGATATTCTACATCAATGAAGCATGGGAAGGAACCAAGATTGGTACAGACATTTATGTCAATATGAGACCAAGAGTAGTTCAATATAACAGATTAAGTAATCCTTCAAGATGTCATTTTGGAATTGTTGGCTCTATCTATAACCTTAATGACAACAGACCATTCAGCTTGGTGGATATGATGAAGCCATATAACTATTTGTATGATGCAATACATGATAGGTTAAACAAGCTGATAGCAAGGAACTGGGGTTCATTGGTTAGACTTGACTTTGCTAAGAAACCTAAAGGGTGGGATGTAGAGAAGTGGTTATACTATGCAAAGACTATGGGTCTTGCAGTAGAAGATAGCTTTAATGAAGGTAATGTAGGTGCAGCTACAGGTAAACTTGCAGGTGCATTAAACAATGCCTCTACTGGTGTAATTACAGCTTCTGATGGTAATCAGATACAGCAATACATTAATCTCCTTGAGTTTATCAAGATGGAGATGGCAGAAGTTGCTGGTATTACCAAGCAAAGAGAAGGTCAGGTAAGTAATAGAGAGACAGTAGGTGGAGTAGAGAGAAGCATGATGCAATCTTCTCACATTACAGAATGGTTATTTGTAGTACATGAGGATGTCAAGAAGAGGGCATTAGAGTGTTTGCTTGAAACAGCTAAGATAGCATTGAGAGGCAGAAGCAAGAAATTCCAATACATCTTGTCTGATAATTCAATGAGAGTTATGGAGATAGATGGTGATGAATTTGCAGAAGCTGATTATGGTCTTGTAGTGGATAATAGTAATGGTATTCAGGAATTAAACTCAAAACTTGATACTTTAGCTCAGGCAGCATTGCAGAACCAGACTCTATCATTCTCAACTATTATGAAGTTATTCAGTTCATCTTCACTTGCTGAAAAGCAGAGACTTGTTGAAAAGGATGAAAGAAGTATTCAAGAAAGACAGGCTCAAGCACAGCAACAGCAGTTGCAAGTACAGCAACAGGAGATAGAACAGAAGGCTCAAATGGAACAGGCTAAGATGCAACAGGAGGATGCTCTTAACCAAAGAGATAATGAGACAAAAATTCTTATTGCACAGATGCAGGCTTATAGCAAGAATAGTGAAGATGATGGCATAATAGAACCTGAATACTCACAAGAGGCTAAGGACAAGCTAATGGAGCAGATAAGAGAGTTTGATGAAAGACTCAAACTTGATAGAGAGAAATTAAGCCTTGATAAGAAGAAGCATGAAGATGATGTGGTTCTAAAGAGAAAAGCACTTAATAAGAAAACTACAACTAATACTAAATAACTATGATTATAAGTAAGATAATTATATCAGAAGTAGCCCCTAACTCAAAAGAAGTTGGATGGCTTTTACCATTAGAAGATGGTACATTCAAACTTAAATTCTATGGATTAAATGGTTGGATAGATGCTTCATCTGGAGTACAAGGACCAAAAGGAGAAAAAGGAGATGCTGGTGAGCAAGGACCAATTGGACCACAAGGACCTAAGGGAGATACTGGTACTCAGGGTCCAGCAGGACAAGATGGAGCACAAGGTGCTACAGGTCCTGCTGGTGCAGATGGAAAGTCTTTAACAGCTATTAAATTAACTATAGATGCAGAGGGTAATGTAACTGGAGGTACAGCTACTCTCAGTGATAAATCAACAATAGATATAACAGTAACAAAATCTGAAGGTTAATACTATGTTTTTTACACAAGAAGATTATAGAAAAATAGAAGACTATCTTAAAAGAAAGTCTATAAAGGATACTCAATTTGATGAAGCTATTACTCCTCTTGATGGAGAGGAGGAAATAGCTTTTGTGCAAAATGGTAAGAATGTAAAAGCACATGTTAAAGATATAGTAGAGCAACTGTTCTTATTAGGGGTATCTGATTTTGTGAATGTAACTGATAAGTATAATCAATCTTATATAAACCTTAAAGAAGCTATAGATTTGATACCTTTTCTTTCAAGAAAGAAAGGTCAAGTTATTACATTTATAAATAAAGAGGGTAACTGGGTTATTTATCAGTTTAAAGGATATAACACTCTACAATGGAATAATACAACCTTGTGGGTTAATTTATTTGAATCTATCTACATTAATTCAATCCTTCCTGACGAAGAAGATTTAACTAAAACAGATAAGGATGAACAAGGTAATGTCAGACTTAAATTCAAAGATAAAGTATATGACCCTGAAGATTTCTCAGGTCTTGGTAGAGTTATTCTTAGAAAGAATATAATGGAGGAAAAGAATGTCCTATTGCAGGAAATGATTTCTAAGTCTAATACCATCTATTATATCCAATATGATTATGATTTAAATGGGGAGACCATTACAATACCAGAAGGATGTATTTTACAGTTTCAAGGAGGCTCTATATCTAATGGTAGTATTGTATTCAATAACACTATTATTTCATCAGCACAGGAAAATTGTTTAAATATTAACATAAAAGGAACTTTATACAATGATGAACTAATAGTAGATTGGTTTGGAGAATGTAATGAAAATGTTGATTGTTCTATTCCTATACAAAAGGTTGTAAATTATTTAAAAAGTAATTCTGGAGGTAAAGTTAAATTTTTAAATAAATCTTATAGATTAGATACTCCAATAGATGTTACAGCTACTAGATATATTGAATTTGTTGGAATGGGAGATAGAACTAAACTTCTTGCTAATACTGGTGCTGCTGTTTTTGATTTATCAGGGTCTAATACTTGTAGATTTTCAGGTATTTACATAACAAATGAATTTGAAGCATCTAACTCATCTACTATTGGTATTTTAAGTCAGCCTACTAAAGCTAACACTGTTAGTAAAGAACCACTTCACAATTCATTATACAATGTAAGAATTGTACTGAGGTCTATGCCTAAAGCTAATAGATGTAATGTAAGTGATAGGATAGGAGAAGAATGGTATTTAGGAACTATCGGTTTATATTGGCAAGGTTCAGAAGAATCTACAATACATAATACTTCTATTTATGCTAATACGCCTGTAGTATTTACTTCTAAAAAAGGAGTATTTATTAATAATCCTAGTACATTTGTTGAAGATGATAATGTATGGGATGAACATAGTACAGGAATGAATACTTTTAGTGGAGAATGTTCTATAGTTAAGTTTAATAAAATATCATATAATATGGTATTAAATGGTATTAATAGTTTTAATGCTCAATCAGCATATATGGGATGTATGAATTTTGCTTTAGAAGATAGTACTATTGGAGATAATGAATATGCTATTTATATGAGTGAAAGTGTTCAAAATTCTAAATTTCTTGGTACTTATGAAGGTAATAAAGGAATATTAACATTAGCTTCTAATTGTTATCTACATAATTCTGAATTTAATTTTGTATTTTCTGGACTTACAAGTGAATTTCCAATAATAAGACATAAATTTAATAAAGATGGAACTAATTTTTATCCTTGGATTGAACATTGTTCATTTAACTTTATGAATGGACTTGGACCTCTTCCTATATGGAATAATAAAATATCTATTAAATTATTTGAAGATATAAATGAAACTTGTTTATATAATTGGATAAATGATTGTACATTCTTTTTATCAGCTGCTAAAATAACTAATTTTTTACCTATTCCTGATAAAATATGTACTATTGCTAATAATATAAAGATTTTATTGTTAGATTCAGTAATTGAATATAATAAAAATAATATTAAAATTATTCCTAAGATAGTAACTGATTTTAAATATTCAGAAGGTTATAAAAATATTCTTTTTAAATTTAAAATTCAGAATAATAATAGTAATAGTATTCAACCTTATAGAATTAATATAAAAGGTACATTAAGTAATTCATCATTAACAAATATGAATATAGTAAAACCAATAGATATTGATTTTATAATGTATAAATATTATGATGATAATGCTTTTAAATTTACTACTTTAATAAAAGATTTTCCATTATTATATACTATTTATGAAGGTCTTTTTATATTTAATTTAATTGCTAATGTGGAGTTTGATGAAGATACTAATGAAGTTAGCTGTACATTACAATTTAGTAAAAATGGTGACCATACTGACACAATATCTTTGTTAGGAAAAACTATAAATATAGATTATTTAGATAATAAATCTTTTACAATAAATTCAATATAATATGGTAATTCAATATATAAGACAAGTTATAGCCGAATTAATAGGAATTGATGCTGAATCTATAGAAAAACTTAATACTATATATGGAAATAATACTTATATATTAAAGAATGATAATGGTTCAGCTAGAGGAATATTATATAATCTAAATGGAAGTGCAAATGATATAGGAAATTTATTACTAATATCTGATATTTCATTAACAGGTAGTAAAGTTTTAGATTTAGAAGGTGGTAAAGGAATATATATATTACATAAACCTAAAGGTAAACAATGGGAATCCTTAGTAAATGCAACAGCATCAGTCAAATCTCTATCTTTTATAGAGGATTTAACACATAAAGACGCTGGTAGAATAATACATGATATTATTACTAATAAATTAGCAATTTGGGACGGGGAAAAATGGATTGATGCTAATGGAAATAATCTAGATTTTAAATCTCAAGGGGCTTTTTCTCAAAAACCTTCTAATCCATCTACAGGTTTTTCCTATTTCTGTACAGATAAACAAACCACAGAAGGTTCAAGAAATGGTATAATGATATATTATGCTGGAGATAATACATGGGTGGATGCCTTAGGAAGAGTGGTAAGCTAACATAAAAAATATAATATTATGTCAGAGAATAAACAATTAGTAAGAAAAAATAATGGAGGTGGGTACAATAATGTGTACCCATACTCTTATACTGAAACTGTAAAGGATAAAAAGACTGGCAAGTCTTTAGAGGAAATACTTGTAAGTACTAACTTTTTATATTTACCATATAGAGGTAGTAAAGCTGCTACTAGACTGCAAGTAGATGAAAGATATAGAAGAAAAGGACTATGGGTTCAATATGTTACTGATTTAGGAAGTGTAATTGTTGAATATTATAATTCTAGTGATATTTCTGATACTGAATGGGTAGATGATAAATATTGGGCACCATATAACTCTGCTCAATTTAATCCCGGTACTATAGGTCTAGATGCTTTGAGTCAGGAAGCTAAAGATTATCTTCTGACTAACTCTCCTGTTAATACTGAGGATATAACTAGAGATAATCAGTCTAGACTACAATTAGCAGATAGAGCTTATAATCCAGCTTCCTTTAGTGGTAAGGGGTATAAGATATTAAGACAAAATATACTTAATGGTACAAATGTATTAGCACAAAGTATGATTTTGGCAGCTAATACAGTATATGAAATAAGATATGATTATGACTTACAAGGTCAAGAAGTTACTATTCCTGAAGGGTGTATCCTAAGATTTGAAGGAGGAAGTTTAAAGAATGGTAATTTAAGAGGAAATAGTACAGATGTTATGGCTTCTATATATACTATATTCTCAGATAATTTAAATATATTAGGTACATGGATAGTTAAAAGAGCTTATCCTGAATGGTTTGGTGCTAAAGGGGATGGTATTACTGATGATAAAGATAGTATTAATAAAACTATAAATTTATTATATTCATCTGGTGGTGGAGAGGTTATTCTAAATAATAGAAATTATTTATCATCTCAAATAAATCTAAAAACTAGAGTTTCTTTAATTGGTACTACATTGGGAAAAGCCATTATAACCCATAATGGAGAAGGAGAATACTTAGTTTATATAGCAGGGGATTGTTGTAGAAACACCATAAGAAATATTGGATTATATGGAAAAGATAAATTAAATACAGGTATATATATAGAAAATGATAACAGCCTCCCTAAAGAAGCAGATATAATTTTCCCTCAATATAAAGAATTTTATGCTTATAAGTATGTTTATATAGAAGATTGCGCCTTATCAAATTTTAATATTGGTATAAAAATAAATACTGTTTACGCTGTATATATAAACAATATACATTTAATTGCTAATAATTCTGGTATAATATCTAGTATGACAGATTCTTTTATTAGTAATGGGTATATTGAAGATAATTCACTTATTGGCTTTATATTAAGTGGTTCTAACAATAAAATTAGTAATCTAAAAATTATATTTAATGGAAGAGAAAGTACTGAATATACTAAAGGTGTATTCAGAATATTTGGTGCAAGAAATTCTTTAATAGGCATAGAATGTCAAGATAACTATAAATCTGCATTTGAAATTGCAGGAACACAGAATATGTTATGTAATTGTCTGTCTAATACTGATGGATATAAGAAACTTGAAACTGGAGAAGATGCCACAGATTTAGACCATAAATACTATGGGTTTATTATCTCAAATAAAGATAATGTTTTTATAAATTGTTCCGTATCAAATTATTTAAATAAAGAAATTACAAAAGGAATATATTATTCTCCTTATCTGATAACAACAGGAGAATTATTGCCTTATTATTCAGACTTAGATATAAAATTAAATACTTCTACTACATATAGTTTATATAGAAGTCCTGTTCAAAGTACAGGTAATGTTTCATTATTTAATTCATTAATAACAAATTTTGAAATAGAAGATATAAAAGAAAATGAATATCTAATTTCTGATAAAGAAAGATATATTGTATCAAGTAAAAAATTATTATATACAAATTCATTTTCTATATATTTAGATATATTAATTCCTAATGAAGTTCAATCTGGAATATATATATTTAAATCTAATTTTTTAAATATTCAACTTGATAAATTAAATAGTAAAATATCTGTTGCTGGAGGAAATAATAATTTTATAGGTGGAGTATCTGTTCCTACATCTAGTCTTTTTGATAATAGATTAAAAGTCCTGATTAATATATCTAATAATAGAGTTTGTACAGCTGAAATAGCCTATTATGATAATAACTCCAGTAGTTATAATTATACATCTAGAGATATGAAATTATCAGATATAAATGATAATATTGTTAAATCTACTAATGTATATTTAAGTAATGTAGGATTAAAATATTATAACATAATTGTATCAAATAAATTAACCGATAATTCTATATTGACCTTTGGAAAAAATATTATAGCATATTATAATATTAACACTATAATTGGTATAAATTTTTCTAATTATACTAATAATTTTTCTATTAAAACTGATTGGAATTATAATTTACTACCCGCTGTGGAAAATTTTCCTGATGGATATAGAATGACTCTGAGAGAAAATAAAAAAATGTATTCTTCAATAAGAAATGTATTTTATGACTCAAATGGTGTGAAATATGGAACTAAATATTCAGGAACATTTGCTGAAAAACCAATAGATGAACAAAATATATCAATAGGATTTGCATATTTTTGTACAGATAAACAAACGTCTGAAGGTTCTACTAATGGCATTATGATTTATTATAAAGGAGATAATGTTTGGGTAGATGCTCTTGGTAGAGTAGTATCTTAATAAAATCATATAAATAATTCACTTATGCTATTGTATAAGTGAATTATTTTTTATAGATTTGCACTCTATAAAAATGAGTATTATGGTGAGTAAGTATATAAAGATTATTATAGCTGCATTGATAGTTTCTTTGTCTATTGGCTCTTATATTTTATATGCTAAGAACCAGAGATTACAAGAAGAATTATCTGTATCAGTCTCTAATGAGAAAGCTTTTATTGCTGAGAACTCTTCATTAAAAGATGAGAATAGGGTATTTAAGTTTACTGTGGAACAGCTTAACTACTACAATGACTCTATCTTGCAAAAGATGAATGATGTCAGGAAGGAGTTAAAGATAAAGGATGGTAATTTGAAACAGATGCAATATCTTTTATCTGAGGCTACAAAGAAAGATACAATAGTATTTAGAGATACTCTATTCAAAGAGCCTACATTAGATATAGATACACTTGTAGGAGATAAGTGGTATCAAATGAGGCTTGGGCTTAAATATCCAAGTACAATCACTACAGACCCTAAGTTTGTCAGTGAGAAGTATATAATGGTGGATTATAAGAAAGAGACTATAAATCCCCCAAAGAAATGTTGGTTACTCAGACTATTTCAAAAGAGGCATAAAGTAGTAGAAGTGAATGTTGTGGAGAAGAACCCTTATATTGAGAACAAACAACAAAGATTTATTGAAATTGTAGAATAATTATGATTGACTTAGGAATACTAATCACTGGAGGTATAGGGCTTATTACCACAATAGTCAGTGGCTGGACATCATGGTTCTTTGCAAGAAAGAAGTATGATAGTGAAGTTGATAGTAACCTCATAAATAACATGAAAGAATCATTAGACTTTTATGAGAAGCTCTCTACTGATAATAGAGAGAGGTTGGAAGAGGTACTAAAAAGAAATGCAGAGTTAGAGCAGGAAGTGGGGGAGCTTAGGAAACAGATGTTTAACCTTATGAGTTCCATATGTACTGACCTTACCTGCCAATTAAGAAAGAGAAACTTAAACCTTTTTAATGAGCATGGAGTTAATAGTAGACAGAAAATGGAAGAAGCAGAGCTACACCATAAGTAATCTTACTATTGATGGGAAGTGGTTTTGCAATGTACTTGAAGATGCTGATAGAGGGTTAGATGACTCTATGAGCATAGCCAAGATTAGAGAATTGAAGAAACCTTCAATTACAGCTATTCCAAAGGGTACTTATGAGATTACCTTAGATGTCATTTCTCCTAAGTACTGCACTAATAGTTTTTACAAGCAAGTATGTAATGGTAAAGTGCCAAGACTACTTAATGTAAAGGGATTTGAAGGCATACTTATTCATGCTGGTAATACTGACAAAGACTCAGCAGGATGCCTATTAGTAGGTGTCAATAAAGTTAAGGGTCAGGTAATAAACAGTAGAGAAACTTTCAAAGAGCTATACAAGCTCCTTAAAGACAAGCATGATAAAGGTGAAAAAATAACCATTAAAATTCTATAGTTATGGCAAAGAAATGTGGCTGTAAAGGAAAAAGTAAAACTAAAAGAGGTAAATAATTATGGCAAGAAGAACAGGCAGGGCAAAGCCCATGACAGCTAAGGCTGGTGTCACTAAGACTAAAAGAAGATATGCTTGTGGCGGCAAGATGAAGAAGTGATGAATAAATTATTGTACAAGATAGAGTTGTGTTTAGTAAAAGTAATACCTATGATTTACGCATTACTCAGTTTATTGAATACAACTCTATCTTATTTTAATATTGAGGCAGTAATGCTAAGTTATATTGGTAGTGTATCTTTCATAACATTATTGCTCTTGTATATCACATCTTATGTATTTAAGTTTTGTGAATATCATAGAATGTTTATACATTATACCACAGTAACTTGGATACTAAACATAATAGATTTGTACATAGGAATACCTGTCAGTGATATTTGGTATTTAGGAATTCAATTAATAATAGCAGGCATTTCATTATTCATAATACTTTATTTATATGTTAAAAGTTATAAGAAGCCTACTATTAAAGATAGTAGATGATATTGATGCAGGAAACTCTAATATAACTGAGGGTGAAGCTATGGAAATAGTAGATAGTTTGAAGAGGTTAACTGACAAGGAGAAGATATTGAGTAAGTATGCTGCCTGTGAATACTTAAATATAAGCAGGGCAACCTTTGACAACTATGTTAGGGAAGGTAAATTACCCAGAGGTAAACATGAAGCAGGTTTCAAAGAATTATCATGGGACATGAAAACTCTTGATGAGTTTATAAATAAAATGAGGAGGAAAGTGATATGATAACCCAAAAGAAGATGATAATACCTATATTTGATTACAAACTCACTGTAGTCATATTTGACAAGTGGGAGGAGTTAGGAAGATTCTTGCCCAAAGAAGAAATGGAGCAGGAAGCCAAAGCTATAACCATAAATCAATATGGGGCATCTCTTGTGGCTATCAATTCTAAAAGGGGAAGTAGTATAGTGCATGAGGCAGAGCATATAAAGAATGCTATATGGAGCTATATAGGATATACTCCTCAAGAAGATAATGATGAGGTAGATGCTTATCTTATAACCTACATATATGATAAGATAACAAGTGTATTCTACAAGCATGATAGAGCAGCCAGATAAGGCTGCTTTTTTTTTTTACATTCTTTTTAGCAACATATTACTAAGTTAAAGCCCTATAACTGAATAAGTTATGGGGCTTTTTGGTAACAATAGGCATCTTGAGAAATATTACTTACCTTTGCACTGTAAGCTTACAATAAGAGAGATAAAACAATAACTAATTTCAAAAATTGCTACTATGGAAATAATTGAGAAGCAAGTAGAAAAGGTAAAGGAAGTTCCTGCTGATGGATACTATGGCTATGGTTATGGTAGAAGAGACATCAATGGTAAGGCTAATGCAGGTCTTACTCTTGGTATCATAGGTACTGCACTTGGTGCTTGGGCACTATTTGGTAATAGAAGAAGCAGTGGTCTATTAGGTCTTGCTGGCTCAGGTTCAGGTATGGGTGGTTCAAACATCAATATCAATGGTCTTGAGACTGGTCTTGGAACAGCTAATGGTATAACTTCTCCTTCTGCTTTCCAAGCATGGGAAAAGAGCTGTGAAGATGCTTTGGCTCTACAAGGAGCTATTTACACTCAGGCTCTAAACTATCAGAACAATAGATTTGCTGATAGACAAACTCTAAACTCAGAGCTATTTAGCTTGTGGAAGGGTCAGATTGATGCTGACTTTGGTCTATACAAGAGTACAAGAGATAGCTTTGATGTAATGGCTGCAAAGCAAAACCAAGATGCTTTCAATCTGTATAAGTCTCAAAGAGATGCTGATGATGACATCAGAAAGGAATTAAGTGACTTGAAGGCTCAAGTAGCTATCAATGCTGCTGTAAGACCATATCAAGACAAGCTTATCCAATGTGAGATTGACAAGGCATTTACTGCTGGTATTAACTATACTGACAGAAAGACTTGCAAGGCTATCTATGGTCAAGTTACATTGCCTAATACTCCTACAGTAACAGGCTATGTGGGTGCTAATGCTTGTGGCTGTCCACAGGTTGTAACTGCTGCTACAACTGCTTAAAGTAAGGGGGTAATTCCTCTTACTTTTCAATACTAATTTTAAAAATGTATAGATATGATTCCAATAAATCAGGTAATATTAGGAGGAGGGGACCCACTACTGGGTAATAGTATGGTAGGCAATAGTCTGGATGAGCAGCTACAGCTTATTGAGAAGTATAAACAAAACCTTGAAGCTGCAAAGCAATTAAGGCAACAAGTCCAACCTGTTCAGCAACCTGTACCACAAAGAATGATATGGGATGAAATAGATGCTGAAATAAGCCCTATGACAGATGAACAGAAGACAAGAATGCTTCAAGATGAGGACTATGTAGATACTTATACTAAGATACAGGACATGGTTCAAGCAGAAATTCTCAACCTTGTTAAAGGCAGGATTGAAACTACTCCAGAGGGTAAAGAGCTATTACAAAGGCAATTGAAGATAGTCAAGAAGTTAAAAGGAAAGATTATTCAAGAGACTAATAGGGAAATGGAAATGTTTAGGAAGTTCAGGGAGTTCAGTAAGACACATCCTGAAGTGACTTATGAAGAATTTATTAAAGCAAGTATGTAATTATGGTGACTATTATGCAATTGACTGATAATCTGAAGTCTTATATTTCACTTCAGTTGGAATCTATGGCTAAGACTAATCCTATGATTGGTTTTATGAAACCTCTTATTACAAGAGCATTAGATAAGAACTTTAGTAAAGTAAGCAAGGCTTTAGACCTTATAGCTGACAAGGATGGTAATATAGACATTGAGAATATCCTCACTGAAATGATGGAGAATTTAATGACTACTAATCCATTTACCTTCAAGACCTCATTTGTTGGAGACATAGAGATTGGTGGAGGAGAGATTAAATTCAATCTTCCACTAACCAATAAAAGGTTGGTATTGAATATGACAGATTTAGAGACTTTCAAGGAAATGTTAATCACTAAAGACTAAGAATATGGATGAACTTATGATGTATGAGTACCTAAAGAAAAAAGGTATGGGTGGTATGAATGAGCATGAGTTCATGGATAAATTCAAGGATTTTATGGGTAAATATAGGAGAAGTTCAATGAGACATGGCAGAGAAGGAGACTTTATGCCTATGGATGACTTCTATATGAGAAGACATGGAAGACCTGATGAGTTCATGGATATGTTTGATTCAAGAGGTGATAGATTCTCTGATAGATTCAATGAGTCTGGCATGGGAGGTAATGATATGGATAGGATGATGAGATACATGAGAAACTCAATGAGAAATTCAATGAGTGGAGAGCACTTCACTGAATCTGAGGCTAAGTATCTTGTAGCTGATATGTATCATACTGAGAATGGCAGAAAGTACAGTGGTGAGAAGTTTGATATGCACAAGGCAAAGGAGATTTGTGAGAGATATAGGGGAATACTCCCTACATCTGCTACAGTTGCTGATGTATATGTTGCAATCAACTCTCAGTACCATGACTATGCAGAACTGTTTAAGAACTGGTTTGGTGATGGTATAGAACAGAAGATAGTTGAATCTGCTATTGTATTCTGGTTTAAGGATGCAGATTGCAAAGCTGAAAACAAGGTAGTAGAATATCTTGGAGAATACTAATAAGATAAGGGTAAGAGGTAATCTTACCCTTTCTTTTTGTCCATATTGCAAGTATTTTACTTATACAAGTAAAAGCAATTTATTTACTATGTTGTAGATATGCAAAACTTTACTTACCTTTGCACTGTTTTAAGAACAAAAAGGTAGAAGAAGAGTATGGAAGAAGAAGAACTTAGCTTAGATAACATCTTAGGAGCAGAGGAAATTGAGAATCTGTTTGTAGAAGATGAGGATACACAGGATACCCCACCTGCAAATGGGGAGCCTCCTAAGAAAGAGGAGGAGCCAGATAAGGATAAAGAAGAAACTACTGAGGTTGTTGATGTAGATAACTTATTTACTGAAAAACCAGAGAGCGTAGGTAGTGGAAAAGAAAATACAGAGGAAAAGGAAGATACCACTCCTAAAGGGGATGGTACTTCTCCCAAAAACTTCTACTCTTCCATTGCCAAAGCCTTGAAAGAGGAAGGTATCTTCCCAGACCTTGATGATGAGGGTTTATCTAAGGTTAAAAACCCTGAAGACTTTAGAGATTTGATTGACCAACAGATAAAGGCTGGTCTTGATGAAAGACAAAAGAGAATTGATGAAGCCTTGAATGCTGGAGTTGAACCTACAGAGATTAGAAAGTATGAGAATACTATAAACTTCCTTGGTTCTATTAAGGAAGAGAATATCTCTGATGAAGGTGATAAGGGAGAAAAACTTAGAAAAGACCTGATTTATCAAGACTTTATCAATAGAGGTTATAGTAAGGAAAGAGCTGCAAGAGAGGTACAGAAGTCTTTCAATGCTGGTACTGATATTGATGATGCTAAAGAGGCTTTGAAGAGTAATATTGACTTCTTCAAGGATAAGTATGATGAACTTATCAATGATGCTAAGTCAGAAGCAGAACAGGAAGAGAAGAAGAACAAAGAACAGGCTGAAAAGCTTAAATCATCAATCCTTAATGACAAGGATGTGTTTGGGGATTTATCAATAGATAAATCAACAAGGCAGAAGATTTATGATAATATAGCCAAGCCTGTATATAAAGACCCAGAGACAGGAGAGTACTTTACTGCAATCCAAAAGTATGAGATGGAAAACAGGACAGACTTCCTAAAGAATATTGGGTTACTTTTCACACTAACTGATGGCTTTAAGAACCTTGATGGTTTGGTGAAAGGTAAAGTAAAGAAAGAAGTAAAGAAAGGTCTTAGAGAGCTGGAACATACTCTCAACAACACAGCAAGAACCTCAGATGGTAATCTAAAGTTTGTCAGTGGAGTTGATGAGGACCCTGAATCTTTCATAGGAAAAGGGTGGAATCTTGATGTCTAAGCCTATAGTATAGAGTAAAATAACTGATAAATTAAATTATTTATGGCTGGAAAATTAGGTAAGTTTCAAATGGTAGGCTTCCAACACTGGAAGGGTTGACTCACAAGTTAAGCCCTTGTAAAATTGGGTAAAATCGGTGAAGCCCTCCAAAGAAAAGCCTAAGGGTAATACCGAGCTAATCTTTATGGTAATACATAAAGACAGTGTAACGCATAGAAGATGAACCTATGAATGGATTTATTTACATTATTAAAAACACTGTTAATAATAAAGTCTATATAGGACAAACAAGAGTTAGTGTAGAACAGAGATGGAAGGAACACCTTAGACATGCTCAATATGGAGAACAAGTTATTAACAGAGCTATGAAAAAGTATGGAGTAGATAAATTTTATATAGAAACTTTAGAAATATGTAATCTAGATATATTAGATTATAGAGAAATGTACTATATAGATTTATATGATTCAACAAATAAATCCAAAGGTTATAATGTAAGTATTGGTGGTAATACTCCTAGATTTAAAAGAAAAGTTTTAAGTATTTCTGATTTAGTAGATTTATATGTAAATAAGAAATTTACTCTAGAAGAAATAGCTTTAAAATTTGAAGTGTCTAGATATATTATTTGTACTGAACTTAAAAATGCTGGAATTATTATTAGAGATAGACATGAGTCAAATACTAAATTTAGTAATATTCCAAAGAATGTTTTAGAGAATTATTTAAAAGAAGGAAAGACTTTAAGAAAAGCTGCAAAACTGGCAAATATTCCTTACCCTACATTCAGGAAAGCATGTATTTATAACCACATAGAATATAATTCTTCCACGAGTGCCCAACATATCTAGTAGATATGAAAATGTATGCTGAACTTGCACAATGGTAAAGTGCAAGAACTAGGGGATAAAAAGCCCTTAGGATAACAGAATGTTGACAAAAGAAAACCACCTTGGTTCTATCTTTCAGTTAGCTCCACAGAAGGCTACAAACCTAATGGTGCAACTGTTGGCTTATTACAGAGGAAAGACACTTGACACATTCCTAAATCAATTCCCAACAAGAGAGTTTGAGGATGATAATGAATACTACTGGGATGTTATTGGTTCTTCAAGGAGAAACATTCCTCTTGTAGAGGCAAGAGATGAGAATGGTACTGTAGTTGAGGCAGATAGTGGCATGATTGGTGTAGGTACTGCTCCCTTCTATTTGGTATTCCCTGAAGATTGGTTTGCTGATGGTGAATACATTGTAGGTAATCTGAATGAAATCTATCAGTTCAGAATACTTGGAGACCCAAGAATGGAGGGTACTAATGCAGTGTATAAGGTAGAGCTTGCTGGTGGTAATACAGTAGGTGTTCCTGCTGAAAGATTGCTTGCAGGTGAAAGATTCTCAGTTGAAGCTGCATTTGTTGAGAAGGAACTTTCAAGAAAGGTTGGTGATGTAAGATTTACAAGCCCTGTTTCTATGAGAAATGAGTGGTCTGTAGTAAGAATCCAACACAAGGTTCCAGGTTCTATGTTGAACAAGAAGCTGGCTGTAGGTATTCCTATTGTTAAGGAAACTGAGGGTAGATATACTAAGTCAGTTGCTACAATGTGGATGCACAATGTAGATTGGGAAGTAGAACAGCAATTCTCTGAGTACAAGAATAATGCACTTGCATTTGGTAGAAGCAACAGAAATGCCAATGGTGAGTACATGAACTTTGGTAAGTCTGGTAATGTTATTAAGACAGGTGCTGGTCTGTTTGAGCAGATGGAAGTTGCTAATACTATGTATTACAACACATTCAGCTTGAAGCTTCTTGAAGATGCTCTATATGAGCTTTCTGCTTCTAAGTTAAACTTTGGAGACAGATACTTCTTGATTAAGACTGGTGAGAGAGGTGCTATCCAATTCCATAAGGAAGTACTAAAGACAGTATCAGGTTGGACACAATTTGTTCTTGACAACAGCTCTATTGGTGTTGTTCAAAAGACTCAATCCAAGTTGCACCAAAACTCATTGAGTGCTGGTTTCCAATTTGTTGAGTATAAGGCTCCTAATGGTGTTAGAGTTAAGATTGATGTAGACCCATTCTATGATGACCCAGTAAGAAACAAGATACTCCATCCAAATGGAGGTGTTGCATTCTCTTACAGATATGATATTATGTACATTGGTACTATGGACCAACCTAATATCTTTAAGTGTAAGATTAAGGGTGATAATGAGTACAGAGGTTATCAATGGGGTCTAAGAAACCCATTCACAGGTCAAAAGGGTAATCCTTACATGTCATTTGATGAGGATTCTGCTGTAATTCACAGAATGGCTACTCTTGGTATCTGTATTCTTGACCCAACAAGAACTATGTCACTAATCCCTGCAATTCTACAGGGCTAATGATAAAAGGGGAGTAGGATGAAAACTCCTGCTCCCTTTATTTTTATTCAAAGATTTAAGGAGAAGATATGGCAGAAAAGAAAATGGAAGAGAAGGTGGATTATACTGTACCTGACTTTGATATAGACAATACAGAGACTCCACTTCAGGAAGTACCAAAAGAAGAGGCTACTGTAAAAAGCCCTAAGAATACACAAAAGAAAGTAGAGGTATCTGATGATGCCTTAGTTAGTTGTCTGAGAAATGAGAGAATTATTGTAAGACATGTGCCTAAGCTGACAGGTATGTGGGGTAATAACCCTAAGCATGTATTGTCAGGAGGTATGGCAGAAGGTGCAGTTAGAACATTTGTAGTACCAAGATTATCTTCAGGTATGTTTGTTAATGTCCTTACAGACAAGGAAAAGGCATTTCTTGAGGAAATAATGGGTCTTGAATATAATGCACTAAGTATCTATAAGAAGATAGATAACTTCTGGGATGATTCTAATGAGAATGGCATCAATAAGGTAAGATTGACAAAGCAGGATAACTACTTCAATCTATCTGACCCAGAGGATTATATCAGATATAAGATACTATTAGCCAACAAGGATTATATTGCTCCTTCATTGCAAGCATTGCAAGATACTCCTAAGGCTACTTACCAGTTTGTTATCATTTCTGAGGGTGAAGAGACTAAGGTTGCTAAGAATAATATGAGCATTACAATGATGTGCTATAAAGAGTTTGGTAAGATTGAGGATGATGTTGATACATTAAGAGTTATTGTTGAGACCATTGATGGTAGACCTACATCACAGACTGCTAAACTTGAGTTCTTACAGACTAAGGTTAATAGCTTGATACAGGCTGATAGCAAGATATTCTTAAAAGTTATTACTGACCCAATGCTTTCTACAAAGGTTCTTATCAAGAAGGCTATAGAAGCAGGTCTAATTTCTAATAGAGGTAATTATCTATATTTAAGAAAGGACAATACTCCATTATGTGAAGCCAATGAAGAACCTACATTAAATGTAGCAGCTAAATATTTAAACTCTCCTAAACATCAGGAAGTCAAATTTGCTTTGGAAGCTAAATTAAAATAAAGAAATATGGACCATATTGAATTTTCTAATGAATTTGATGTACTCTATAATAATATCATGAGTAATGCTGCTCCAGGATTAAATGAGTATGAAAAATCAGTATTCCTAACAAAAGCACAGGAAGAGATTGTTAAGAATCATTTTAATCCTAACGGTAATAAATACAGAGAAGGATTAGATGATTCACCAAAAAGACAAATAGATTTCTCAGAACTTATTAAAGTAGGAGAAGGAGTAATTACAGATACTTCTCCTCTTACCTTTGATAAGAGAGCCAAAGTATATAATCTTCCAGAAGATATATTCATTATAATAAATGAATCTATTGAAACTGATAAAGGACCTAGACAATTAATTCCTATAAGTTATAGTGAATATACAAGATTAATGTCAAAGCCTTATAAAGAGCCTGTTAAATATCAAGCATGGAGACTTATTACAACTTCTACAAATAACATTACAGTAGAATTAATTGCTAATAGTAACGAATCCATTACACAATATAAGGTTAGATATATTAAAAAGCCTACACCTATTATAACTGCTGACTTATCTGAGTATGGAGATGTCACTATAAATGGTATTAGTAATATATCTGAATGTGAATTAAATCCTAATATACACCAGGAGATTCTTCAGAGGGCAGTGGAACTTGCTAAATCAGCATATATAGGAGACTTGAATTCTACTATACAATTAGGAGAAAGGAGTGAATAATGGATATCAAAGAATTTTCTGATAGATTTGATACCTTACTTAATTCATTTGGGGTTACACCTAATATTGTTTTAGATGAATATGAGAAGTCAGTATTCCTTACTAATGCTCAAGAAGAAGTTATTGTAGATATATATAATGGTAATACTATCTCTGGACATAGCTTTGAAGAAACAGAAGAAGCTAGAAGATGTCTTAGTGAATTAATTGTAACTTATAAGACAAATGAGAAGTTGACCAATTATAATGGAATCTCAAAAAATTCTAAGTTCTTTAAAATACCAGAAGATGTATGGTTTATTACTTATGAATCTGTTACTCTTCAAGGTGAAGGATGCCTTAATGGTAAAGAAGCATTAGTAGTTCCTACAACTCAGGATGAATTTTATAAGGTACAAAAAAACCCTTTCAGGGGTCCAAGTGAAACAAGAGTATTAAGGCTAGACAATGCAAATAACATTGTTGAATTAGTATCTAAATATGATTTAGATAGATACTTGCTAAGATATATTGTTAAACCTAGTCCTATTATACTTACAAACCTTCATGATGGTTTAAGTATAAATGGAATAAGTATTGAAACAGAATGTAAGCTTAACCCTATAATACATAGAATTATACTAGAAAGAGCAGTTAGACTAGCTATTCAAAGTAGAATTTCTAATATAGGAAAAGAATAAAATTATTGTATAATTTAATATTAAATTAAAATGGCAACATTTAGTGTAAATCAAGCAAGACAACTTTATGTAGCAACATCAGTAAAATCTCCTCATGTACTTCCAGCAGATGCTGCTGGTGCTATTGCAGTAAAAGGTGATACTGCCAAAAGTCATGTATATTTTGAGTATAAGGGTGCTGACAATCTAATGAGAAGTGACCTAATTGACATCAAGAATATCCTTTATGCTAAGGCTACTGATGCTGATGCTATGGCACATGAATTGAAGTCAGTTACTGTGGCTCTTGACACCAATGTTAATAGTGGTGCTCCTGTAGCTGGACAGGATTACATCCTAAGAATTGCATTCAGACAATATGTAGGAATGTCAGATGAAGACCAGTACTTCAAGTATGGTATGGTTCATGCCTATACTGGTATGGATGCAGATGAGTTCTATAAGGTTCTTGCATTATCAATTGCTAAGAACTTCAGTAGAGAGGTAGTACCTTTGATTAAAGTTGAGGTACATAGTGCTGGAACTACAAGTAAGGGAGGATTTGACTCTAATGGTTACATGGTTGTAACTCCTACTACTAAGGATAATGGTAAGAGTGATACTACTAACCCATACTATGCAACAGATACCCTTGTAACTGATATTGATAGTATCAGAATTACCGAGGTAGAGCAGCCTTGGAGATTAGGTGTTATGGCACAGACCCCTGTGTATTTTACAGTACAGCCAGTTGCTGTAATGGTAAATGGTGATGAAAGAATCTGGGCTACTGTAACTGAGGGTACAAATGGTACTATTGGTAATGGTAAGACTATTGCAGACCTTGAATACTTCTGCATGGGTGAGAGAGGTGATATTTATAGAGGAATTGGATTCCCTCATAACATTGTTACTACTTACCTTGTAGACCCAACAAAGACATACTATGTATTTGATGTACATTATGCTTATGTAGGCAGCAATGAGTCAGTTCAGAAGTCTGAGAAGACAATAACTATTGTCTGTGCTGATAAGACAGAATTCAATAAAGTTATTACTAACTTTAATACTGCTACAGGTCTTACTATTCAAACTGTTTCCTAAGTTGAGAGATAAAGATTAAAGGAGGCTTGATAGCCTCCTTTTTTATTTTAACACAAAAGAAAATATTATTATGATACACTTTAATGAATTAAGAATAACTGAGGATAATAAGTATCTAATAATAGATATATCTGTAGACTCTGATTCTTGCTTCAACGATGTTACTTTAGATACTATAATAATAGATAACCAAAATACTTATGTAGATAATGGTCCTAGTTCTAATCCTATACTTAGTATAGATGTAAAAGAACATTATACTAAAGTATTAACAGAGATAGATTGTGGATATACCCCAATATATTCTGAGTCTCAAGAATATGAGTGTTATGTTAAAGATGATAAAAGTATAAGAGTTCTTGTTAGATTGGATGATTACAATATAAAAAGTACTGATATATTATTTGTATATGTAATGTCTAATGGTACTCCTTCATGTGAAGTAGATAAGTCTTATATATTAGGTACAGTTGTAAATTTATATACTATATACTCTAAGGCTATGAACTATATAAGAGGTATAGAGTGTGATTGCTCTATTCCAAAGAATTTTATTGATTTTATTTTAAGACTCAAGGCTTTAGAGTTATGTATAAAAACAGGAAATTATACTAAAGCAATAAAATATTGGAATAGACTTAATATTAACCCTTCTAATGAATGCTGCTATGGATAAAATAACCACATTATCAGTTGAGGCTATTAGTAGATATTTTCATACTTTATCAGTATTAGGATATAAAGATTATGATAGTGTGTATAAACTATTATCACTCTTATTTGTAGAAGAGCTATTGACAGGTGAGCTATCTATATTTATTAATGAGGAGGACTATAGGACTATAACAAACTTTCTATACTGCCTATATGGTAGTAACTGCATGATAGGGTTCCCAAGTTATAACAATGTAGACTCACTTATTCATCCTAATAAGACACCTCTTATTCCTAGAGTGACTGAAACACAGATTATAAGAATAAGTGAAAATGATTTAGTAAGGAAAATATAATAGTTTTTTAGGATAAAAAATTTCATAAAACTCTTGCAGATATATACAATTTATCTTATATTTGCAAGAGTTTTAAATTTATATAAGATGAGTACATTTAGAGAAATAATTTATATGATATTAGATGAGATGAAAATCTCAACTGATGACTCTTATTTTACTGAAGACCATATAATGTACCTTATAAATAAGTATAGGGTACTAATACTGAAGCAAAGGTATTCAGATATTAAGAAGCAGATACCTGAAAGTAATTATCAAACTATTTGTTTAGACCTTATAGAGGTACCTGCTATATCAGGTGAGCCTTGTGAAGGAGGTTCATATCTAAGGAGTAAAGAAAAAGTACCTTTTCTTATGCAAATAGGAGCACCAAAAATATACCCTATTGATTATTATCAAGGGGAGATTACTTATGTAAGTAGAGAAAGGATGAGATATGTGGGGTATAATAAGTATCTGAAAAATATCATCTATGCTTCTATTGGTCCAGATAATTACCTATACTTTAAGTCTTTCAATCCACAGTACTTGTATCTTGAAAAGGCAAGAATGACAGGTATATTTGAAGATACTTTAGCTGCATCAGAGTTGCAATGTCCTGATGAGAGTGGTGATATAGTATGTGATGTATTAGATAGAGAGTTCCCTATTGAAAATGCCTTGATTCCTCCACTCATTCAACTTGTAGTAGAGGAATTAACTAAAGCTGAATATAAGCCAGAGGATAAAGAAAATAATTCTGACGATGACTTATCTAATGTAACAGCTAAATAGTGAGTTATGAAATCTTGTCAAGAAGAGAAGGATAAAGGATTGGCTGATTTTCTAAACTCCATTAAAAAAGTGAATGAGCCAAGGACTCATAAAGTCAATAACTCATTAGGGGTATATGATGCCTACAAGTTTTTAAGGAAAAGGAAATGGGTTGATGTAGGAAGATATATTACAGAACATGAGTTCTACAGCATTATAAGGAAAGTCAATGACTACTTAGCTGATAGTTTCCTCCATGGTAATGATATTAAGTTACCACATAGAATGGGCAGAATAGAGCTAAGGAAATATGATGTGAGAGTTAGTTTTGATGGTGAAAAAGTTAAGACTAATCTACCTATAGACTGGGATAAAACTCTTAAATTATGGTATGAAGATGAGGAAGCCTATAAGGAAAAAACACTGGTTAAAGTGGAGGAAAAAGAAATCTTTAAGGTCTACTATAATAAGCAGTTAGCAGACTATAATAATCAGGTCTTCTATGAATTTAATGTTAATAGAGAACTGAAGAAGAGATTAAAACAAAGAATAAAAGAAGGAAAGATAGATGCTTTTAAAATATGAAAAAGTGGAATGAACTTTCTATGAGAGAAAGGGCAGCTATAATAAAAGTAGGTGTTGCTAATGGTATTACTAATCTTAAAGAAATCAGGAATAAGTTTGAAGAAGGAGGTCCTATAGAGCAGCAATTAAGAGAGCAATACCCTCATTATACAGATGCTCAAATACAACTTCTAATTAGAAGTAGACAATCAGATAAAAATCTAAGTGAATATAAAAGTAAAAGCACTGAATCTTCTAATAAAGATTATTCTAAAGATATAGAATTAGTAATGGGTGCATTACATGACCAAGCTAATTCTCTTAGAGGTATTAATATAAATGAGGCTTCTGCTAAACAAGAACAAGAAGCCAAAGATAAATGGGCACCTTATAAGTTAGGTATAGAAGCAGGAACTACAGCAGCTGAATTATTATCGGGTGCTTATTTTCTAACTAAAGGGGCTTTAAAAGGTACTAATGCAGTAGCTAGAAGATTAAGTAGAACTACCAGTAGACATGGTCATCCTGTATATAGTACAAGTAGTCCTGCTGGCAAAGTAAGAGAAGCCACAGATAAGTTACTTACTAAAATGGATAAAGGACAAACTACTATGAGTACTATAGGATTTGGTGCTGACATTGCTCAATTAATGCAAGGAGATACTTCATGGGTTAATAATGCAGAATTAGCAGGGGATGCAGCAGGTATTATTGGAGGTACTAATATTGTTAGAAGTACCCCTTGGTTTGGAAGGTATAGAAATGCTATAGATACTACATTAGATGCTATGGGTTATACAGCTGCTGGTTATGATGTGTGGAATTATTTATTTGGAGAATAATATGATAAAAGAATATAACTATATAAATATAAGAGAGGTACTTAATAGAGTACTAAGACATCCTCTTTTACAAGATGTAACTCTTGAGCAAGCTGTACAATATACCATTGACTTTATTGGTATATTTGGTATGCCAAAGTTATATCAAGATAAAGAGGATATACTCCATATAAAGGACTTTAGAGCTAAGCTTCCTTGTGACCTAATATCTATCAATCAGGTTAAGGACTGTAATACAGGGATATGCCTTAGAAGTATGACTGATAATTTTATGCCTAGAAATAATGATGACAGAGAGTTATCATTCAAAACACAAGGACAAGTACTATACACCTCCTTCAAGACAGGAGATGTGTCAATGTCCTATAAGGCAATCCCAGTAGATAAGGATGGATTTCCACTACTTATTGATAACCCTGTATTCCTGAAGGCACTTGAAGCATATATCAAGAGAGAAGCATTTACTATTCTATTTGATATGGGTAAGATTGCTCCTGCTGTATTGCAGAATACTCAGCAACAATATGCTTGGCTGGCTGGTCAATTGCAGAGTGAATTTACCATCCCATCACAATCTGAGATGGAATCAATAAGTAGAATGTGGAATACACTTGTACAAAGAACAAGTGAATTTAATAATGGATTTTCATCTCTTGGTAATAAGGAATATATTAAATTACAATAACTATGCAGAAACAAGCTATTTTTAAGACAAAGGGAATGCAGAGGGACCTATCATCTTCTGCATTTAGTTCTGAATATGCTTATGAAAATAAGAATGTCAGAGTGATGCCAACTGATGAAAGTACCCTGCTTAGTTTAATAAATGAAAAAGGAAATAAAAGTATAGATATAATAGGCATAGATAGCATAGAAGGGATTCCTGTTGGTCAATGTATATTAAATAATGAATTAATTTTATTTACCTCTGGAAATACAGAAGATAAAAAAGATTGTATATATAAGTTATGGTTTAATAATAATGAATTAAATGGTAATTTATTATATAAAGGTAATTTAAACTTTAATTATAAAAACCCAATAGAGGCAATCTCATTTTATGAAAATGATTCTATAAGAAAAGTATATTGGACTGATGGATTAAATCAACCTAGGGTCATTAATATTGCAGCATCTTCTGATATTATTAGTAAATGGGATAATAACTCTTTTGATTTTGTGAGGAAATTAAAATTACAAGAAGATGTAGAAATAAATAGGGATTTAGTATCTGGAGGTACTTTTGCTCCTGGTGTAATACAATACTCCTTTACATACTTTAATAAGTATGGACAAGAGAGTAATATATTTCATACCTCTCCACTATTTTACATATCTTATAATAATAGAGGTGCTAGTCCTGAAGACAATGTAGGAAATAGTTTTTCTATAAATATATCAGGAGCTGATACTAGCTTTGATTATATTAGAGTTTACTCAATTCATAGAACATCACTAAATGCTACCCCTGAGTGTAAAATAGTAATAGACTTAGCTATTCCAGAATCTGGAGATGTTAGTTATACAGACAATGGCATATCTGGAAGTACTATAGACCCTACAGAGTTATTATATGTAGGAGGTGAAGAAGTAATATTTGGTACGATGACTCAAAAGGATAATACTTTATTTTTAGGAGATATTGAAACTAAGAGGAAGATACTTGACTCTACTATAAGAAATTACTTCAGGGGCAAGAGTATTACCTTCTCTACTTATAATAAGAGTATCAGTTCTCCTGAACCTAAGGGATATTATCCTTATGATAGCCAGTTGAAAATGAATTCATATCAATTCAAGACATTTAAGTATCTTGAATATTATAGATTTGGTATCCAAGCTCAACATTATACAGGGAAGTGGTCTGAACCTATATGGATAAATGATGTTAGAAATACTGTACACATAGATACCACTTTCTATAGTTCTAATAACATTGGTTTGCCTGTAGCAGAGTTCACACTGGATGATAGCACTATTATTAGCAGGCTCCTTGATAATGGGTATGTTAGAGTAAGACCTGTAGTAGTGTATCCTACTATTAATGATAGAGAGGCTATATGTCAAGGCATCTTATGCCCTACTGTATATAATGTGTCTGATAGATATGGTAACTCACCATTTGCACAATCATCTTGGTTTACAAGACCTAATGCACCATTTGATGAATACAAGGCATTCCATTATAATCAAAGCTCTGAAGGCCAGTGGGGTGGAGACTGGATAGGATTAGGACAATTCTTAGGAAATCCATCTGCATATTCAAGGGCAGGTATCATGTCTAATAATAGGACTATAGTTACTTCAGGAGAGACACAATACAATATTGATGTAGTCAATAAGGGAGCTTGGGCTGAGTTTAGGCATAACAGACCTATTCCAGGCAATAGTAATAGAAATGCAGAAATCCAATGTATTTGGAATCCTCCTTCTGGTCCTTATGTTGATGATACTGCAACTGACTCAGATGTTGCAAGTTGGGTATCTAACAATGCAGAGAATTACTACATTGACCAATCAATATTAACTTTCCACTCACCTGACATTGAGTTTGATAATGAAGTAAGAAGTATTGATACATCAGGATTGAAACTGAGGATAGTAGGTATGGTTCCTCTAACTGCATTTGCCTCAGATATTGATATTCAGACTTCTACTCCTGTTAATAACTTCTATGATAGTTCAGAGTTGCCTGCTGGATTCTATAAAGAACCTGTTGGTGTAGAGAATGATTTTAGTTATGAAGGGCTTGGGTCACATCTTGGTGATTCTCATTTTGGATGGAGAGGATTAATCTCTGGAGCATTCTGGTTTGATGAATTAACTGCATACAAGAAAGATACTGGTAATACCAAGCATCTTACCACAGGATTTGTTGTATATCCTTGGCATAGGAATGGTTCCCTTAATAATACTAAGTTTGCTACTGATGGTTATAGGTCTGCTATGCTTGACAAGAAGAAAATGTCTAATATGAGGTATTCATATAAGTCAGTCTACTTGGATTCAGGTAATATATGGAATGCTTATGAAAGTGGTAGTAGTACAAGAACTGGTATATCAGGAGTTGCAGTATTTGACTCTAATGAGGTATCACTTATTAGATTACCTGCACAAGAGAACTCAGGTCTTACAGATATTAACTACTATGGCAATGTAGATAAGCTTCTTACTATCTCAAGAATTGGTGATAAGAAGGATGGCTATCCTATTATGACTACTGGAGTTCAAAGTGCAGAAACTAATGCACATGCTCTGTTTAGCAGTGGGTATATGCAGGTAGATAGTAGATTTACTGACCAAATTACAGGTACTGACCCTGTTAGAATCAAGTATAAGTCTACTCCTCATGCTGTATTAGCTCTAAACTATACTACATCAGGTGCTCAGAGGATATTACCTAATATCAAGGATGGTGATTATAATGATACTTGGTCTGTAAATGCACAGAACTCAGGTGCTCCAAGTGGACAACACATGTATTGGGATAAGTCAGGAAGTACCAAGAGTGTATCACAAGATACTATTATTACTGGTGCTCCAAGAGGTCCTATATCTGGTGTATCAAGTATTCAACATGGATGGCTATGGTTAGGAGAATTGTATAATGACAATGTACAGAACAGGTTTGGAGGTCAGACAGAAGAAGCCTTTGAAAATAATGTGTGGCTACCTTGTGGAGACCCAATTTCTCTTGTAGATACTAACAATGAAGTCAAGAGCAGTATTACTATCAGGTGGGAAGAAGGTGATACCTATTTCCAAAGATATGACCACATCAAGACTTACCCTTTCACTCTTGAAGACCAGAATGCAGTAACTGATATTGTATCATTCATGTGTGAAACAAGGGTAAATATTGATGGTAGATATGATAGGAACAGAGGACAAACAAGTAATTTCTCAATTACTCCTGAGAACTTTAACTTGATGAATGATGTATATTCTCAGCCTAATAACTTCTTCAACTACAGAACTATTAATCCAAATAAATTGAACTTGGATAACTTCCACAATGCAATTACTTGGACTAAGACAAAGACTGCTGGGGAATTGGTTGATACTTGGACCAATATTACTCTTGCTTCCATACTTGACCTTGATGGTGATAAGGGAAGTGTGAGAGCACTAAGGAGATTTAATAATAACCTTATTGCTTTCCAAGATAGAGGTATAAGTCAGGTACTGTATAATGAGAATATGCAGATTGCCTCTACTGAAGGAGTTTCTATTGAGATTGCTAATAGTGGTAAAGTAAATGGTAAGAGATATATAACTGATAGAGTAGGATGTACCAACAAATGGTCTATGTGTGAAACATCTAATGGTATATACTTTATAGATGATATTACCAAAGGTATATTCCTTTTCAATGGTCAGCTTAATAATATCTCTGATAAGTTTGGTTTCCACTCATGGATTAATAGAGCTTCCAAGAATGTAAGTATATGGAATCCAGTTGACTTTGATAGTTTTGTTACATACTATGATAAGGTTAATGGAGATGTATTCTTCATCAGTAGAGATGAATGCTTGGCATTCTCAGAGCCTTTAGGTCAGTTTACTTCATTCTATAGCTATGAGAAGATGCCTTACTTTACTAACCTTGAAGACAGGGGAATCTCCTTTAATGTTGAAGGCACTGGTACATTATATAGACCTTGGTTACACAATGAGGGAGATTATAATATGTACTTTGGTGTATATCAACCTTTCTATACTACTGTAATAGCTAACCCTGATATGCAAGCTGATAAGATATTCAACAACTTGGAGTTTAGAGCAGATAGTTGGGATAAGAATGGAAACCTTCTTAATACCACTTTTGATACTCTTACTACATGGAATGAATACCAAGAGGGTGTAGTAGATTTGACAAACACTCCTAACAGACCTTCTACATTGAAGAAGAAGTTTAGAATATGGAGAGCCAATATACCAAGAGCTAAGGCTAATGGTAGAGACAGGATGAGAAATCCTTGGTTATATGTTAAGCTTTCTATGGAGAAAGAGAATACTAACAAGACCATCCTGCATGACATGATGGTACACTATTTTGAGTAATTATTATGGGAGGATAAGTAATACACTTGTTCTCCCATAATTTTTTGTATAATAATCTTGCGTAATTCAATTACTTTGCTTACCTTTGCAAACAAATTAGTATGATATGGCTAAGAGAAAAATTATAAGAAAGTCTAACAGACCATTTACATACAACCCTCATTACTATAGTTGGGGTGGTGATTTCAAGAATGCTTTAGGTGGAACTAAGCCTTTTGACTTGAAAGGCACTTTCAGTGGAGGCAATGTTGCTGGTATGCTGAAAGGAGGCTTAGCAAGTGGCATAGGTAGTGCAGTGGGTAATATTGCAGGTGGTGCTATTAGTGGAGGACTTGAATCAGGTGCAGGTAGTGCAATCAGTAATATTGGTGGCACTATAGGTAGTGCAGTAAGTGCAGTTAATCCTGTACTTGGAGGCATTATATCTGCTGGTTCAGGTATTATTGGAGGTCTTACAAATAGGATGTTTGGCTCCAAGTTAAATAAGGAGAAGATTGCTGAAGTTGAGGGAAGCAACAAAGCTATAAATACTGTTATGGTAGATAACAGTAGTGCTGATTCAGTTATGGACCAGTGGGCTAATCAGGACTTTGGCAAAGACTTTACTAAATCAGACATTGGTAAAGATGGTTGGTTTAGCAATAAGGCTAAAAACAAATATAAGGAACTAAAGAAGCAACAGGATATTGCAAGAAATAGAGCATTGACTTCTTATGAGAATGCAGCAGATGCAGCAGATACTCAGTCTGACCTTAATGCTATGGCAAGCTTTGCTGCCTTTGGTGGTCCTCTTGGTATATGGGGGGGATATGGAAGTGGGGCAATAGGCTATGAGTTGGCTAAAGAGAACTTAGGTATTAAGGCTCTTAATGCTGCAAATAAAGGTAAGCTGACTTCATTACCTAACTCATTTGAATCATCAGAATTGAATACCTTTGCTAAAGGAGGTAAGATACATATCAAGCCTGAGAATAGAGGTAAATTCACCAAGTATTGTGGAGGTAAAGTTACTTCAGAGTGTATTGCAAGGGGTAAAAGAAGTAGTGACCCTGCTGTAAGGAAGAGAGCTACTTTTGCTGCTAATGCAAGGAAGTGGCATCATGCCTTTGGAGGAGATTTACTTACTCATGGTGCTGAGTGGGATAATGGTCTTAGAGTAATTGGCAATGGTGGAACCCATGAGGAGAATCCAATGGAGGGTGTACCTATGGGAATGGATGCTGAGGGAAACCCAAATCTTGTAGAGCAAGGTGAGGTTATATTCAATGACTATGTATTCAGTAACAGATTATTTGCTGATGGTGGTCTATTGGAGAGTTTTAATCTCCCTAAGTCTTATGATGGATACTCCTTTGCTGCAATAGCAGAGAAGTTAGGTGATGAATCAAAGGAAAGACCTAATGACCCAATAAGCAAGAGAGGACTTCTAAGCTCTATGTCCAGACTACAACAAGCCCAAGAGACTGTAAGACAACAGAATCAAGTAGGTCAAGAAGGAGTACAATATGCTCATGGTGGTAGGATGGGTACATTATTTGATGGTCTTGGTGATATGCCTAACTTCTTAGATGGTGTAGATTATGGAGATTGGCAAGACTATGGTACTCTATTAGAGCCTATTAATGCAGAAGATTTATGGAATGAATCTATGGCAGGTGCTGATGAGGGTGATAAAGGGAATAATAATAGCAAGCTGACTTGGCTAAGATATGCTCCTGTAGTAGGTGCTGCAATAGGATTAGGTCAGAACTTATTTAGTAGACCAGACTATACAAGTGCAGATACAATACTTGAAGCAGCTAATCAAGCAGGTAATTATACTCCAGTAGGATATACTCCAATAGGTAACTATTTACAATATAGACCTTTTGATAGAAACTTCTATTTGAATAAACTTAATGCACAGGCAGGTGCTACAAGAAGGGCTATTATGAATACTACAAGTCCTTCAAGAAATGCAGCCTTGCTTGCAGCAGATTATAATGCTCAAGGTAGATTAGGAGACCTTGCAAGACAGGCTGAAGAGTATAACTTGGCACAAAGACAAGCTGTTGAGACCTTTAATAGAGGTACTAACATGGCTAATGCTGAGATGGGACTCAAGGCTGCAATGGCAAATCAAGAAGCTGCATTAAAGGCAAGAAGTTCAAGACTAAGTGGTGTTGCACAGGCTATGGCAGTAAGAGATGCTGTTGATGCAAGGAGAGGTGCAAGTATGAGTGCTAACCTTACTAACTTCTTTAATTCTCTTGGAGATATTGGTAGAGAAGAGTATAGCAGAAATATGATTATGAGTAATCCTGCACTATACTACTCTATTGACAGCAAGGGTAATGTTACATATAAGAATGGGTATGAAAGTCTTAGTGAAGCAGAGAAGAAAGAAGTAAGAGATGCTGCCAATAAAGCTAAGAAAAAGAAAGCTAAGGGTGGTTATTTAACTATTAAGAAGAAGTAATATGGCTAATTATAGTTTAGTAATAAATTCACAATTCAAGCCATTCTCTTATCAAGAGATGCTGGCTCCAACCTTGATGGCTACTCAGGCTCATCAAGAGTTGGAGAACCAGTATGGAGAGCTTGCTACTAAGGCAAGTGTATGGGAGGAAATGGCTAATGAACAGACTGACCCTTATGCTTACAAGATGTATAAGACCTATGCAAATGACCTTGAAGAGCAAGCTGGTCAGTTAGCAAGAGAAGGACTTAATGCTGCAAGTAGAAGAGATATGCTCAATATGAGAGCAAGGTATAGTAAGGAGATAACTCCTATTGAACAAGCCTATACAGCAAGACAGAAGCAAGCAGAAGAGCAACAAAAAGCACTTCTTCAAGACCCAACATTGATGTTGAGTAGAAGAGCTGCAACTACAAGTCTTGATGATTATATAAGGAATCCTCAATTAGCTTATGAAGCATATTCAGGTAAGTTAATTACTGCACAGGCTGCAAGTGCTGCATCTGCATTGGCTAAGGAAATGCAAGAGAAGCCAAGGAAGTGGAGAAGCATCTTGGGTAACTCATACTATGAGACTATGATGCAGAAAGGCTTTAGTTCTCAAGCAGTATTACAGGCTATACAGGATAATCCTAATGCTGCTCCTCAACTTACAAGAATTGTTGAAGATGCCATTAATTCAAGTGGAGTTAGGAACTGGGGAGACCAAGCTACTATTGCAAGGGCTATTGACTATGCTAAGCAAGGTCTATGGAGTGCAGTTGGTGAGACTCAATATCAGACTCTTGATAATTGGAGAGCTAAACTTGCTGAACAAGAGGCTATGCAGAAGAGAGCAGAGCAAAGAAAAGCTGCTGCTGCACAACAAGCAAGACTTAATAGTTTAGCTATCAATCCTTTGAATATCTACAGTAGTAGAGAACTAAGTAAGGATGAGCAAACCTATAAGGATAATGTAAAGAAATACTCTAAGTATTTCTACACTGATGCACAAGGTAGAGTAAGGCTTACAGAAGCAGGTCTAAATGAGTATAGAAGAAATGCTACTCCAAGAGTAACTACATCAGGCTCAGGAGGGGGCACTGCAAGACTAATGAATACTGAAACTCAGATGGCACAAGCCAATAGACCCTTTACTCCTACTCCATTCAAAAAGTTCTTGGATAGTATAGGAGGAAGTATGAGAATGGTAGAAGGAGCTGGTTGGAACTCTGCAAGAATAGGTAATCTGTGGAATAACTATGTAAATAATACTCCAGCAGCAAGAACTGCAAGATATGATGCTACAAGAGTTACTGAGTATGACTATCCTATTGCAAGTGCCCAACAGGGTGATATGAAAGATGCTATTATGACTGCTGGTAGAGGATTAAGTCTTAAAGAAGTAGATTATGATAGCAAGTCTAAGCAATTCAAGGATACAGGTGAGGAAATCACTATGGAAGACTTGAAGAGTGATAAGTACAAAGTAACTGCTACAAGATTTAGTCCTTATGGTACTACTGTAATGATACAAGATGACAAGGGTAATGTGAGAAGATTCAGAATGCCTGCTGGTATCAATACAACTAATGAACAGAATAGGGATAGGGCAATGGCTGCTGCAAATCAATGGCAACAAGTAGTCAATACAGGACAATATACTGATGCAAGAGGTAATATACATCAAGCTACTCCAGATGAAATTACTTATGCACAGCAACAATATGCACAGGCTATACAGCAAGCCTACTTATTCCATTCTCAATTAGGAGTACAGAATAAGACAAAAGAACAAGAGTTTAATCCTTATGGATATTAAGATATGGCAAAGAAATCAGAAGTAAAGAACATAGATATTACTAAGAGTGGTCCTATGACTTATAGAGATTTGCAAAATGCAAATCAAGAACCTTATAGTAATCTTAGTCCTGAGTTTCAAACATTTAGTATGAATGTAGGAGCAAATACTGCTCCTACATCATTGTATGATGCAAGAGCACATGCAGAACAAATGATAACAAGCCCTTTAGGAAGTAGTGATACTCCTTGGGGGGAAAGTACATTTGATGAAGCTACTGCTACTGAAGCTCAATTCCAAGAATTAGGTGATATAAGAGCTGAAAACCAACCTTGGTATTCACAAATAGGTAATGGTCTTGCTAAAGGTGTTATACTTGCAGGTACTACTTTCCTTGATGGTACTGTAGGTTTGATATTTGGAGCTGGTACTGCAATAGGTGAAGGCAGATGGTCTGGTCTTTGGGATAATGACTTCTCTAAAGCTATGCAGTCTGTTAATGAGTGGTCTGAGCAGGCATTACCTAACTATTACACAAGGGCAGAACAAGAACAACCTTGGTATGAAAATATATTTACTGCAAACTTTTTAGGAGATAAGTTTATAAAGAACTTAGGTTTTACAGTAGGTGCTTTCTACAGTGGTGGTGTTACTGCTGCTGGATTGAAGGTAACTAAGCTACCCCAACTCATTGGTGCTATTGCCAAGTCTTCAAAGGCTCCAGCAATAGTTAATACTGCTGTAGGTGCTACTATTTCAGCAGTAAATGAGGGCAGAATTGAAGCACTCAATAATAGTAAGGATTGGTTTGAGCTTCATAAAGCACAGCTTGATGACAGTCTAAGGGAAAGGTTAGATGCAATACAGGCTGAATATGAAGCTAATGCAGGAAAGGAGCTTGTAAGAAGTGGTGTAGAAGGCAATCAGTTTGTAGACCCAGCTTATGTGAAATATCAAGATGCTATTGCAAGGGAAAGAGAAGCTTACAATACAGCACTTGGTAAACTGAATGAGGATAGATTGAAGATGGGTAATGCAGATTTGCTTATGAATATACCTATCCTTACTGCATCTAATATAATTCAGTTTGGCAAGTTATATGCTAATGGATTCAAGACTGCAAGAAAGGCTACTAATATAGTAGGTAAGGCAGGAGAATATACTGCTGGTACTACAAGATTAGGTGCTGCTACTGCAATAACAAAGGGTGCATTATCTGAAGGTACTGAGGAAATGGCACAGGGTGCTGCAAGTAGAATAGCAGGTAATTACTACTCTACTGATGTAAACAACTTCTATAAGTCAAAGACTGACCCAGAAGCTTCTCAAGAAACACTAAGTTGGACTAAATCATTTGCTGAGGGAATTAATGAGACAGTAAATGATGGCTCTGTGTGGGAAGAGTTCTTTATTGGTTCTTTGACAGGTGCATTAGGTATGCCAAGATTCAGAAGTGTAAGAAATGCACAAGGTGGTATTCAGTCTCCAATCACTATTGAGGGTGGTGCCATAAATGAATGGAGAGACTATAATGAGAAGATAGCAAGGGAAAATGAGATTGCTAATTATATGAATAGTAGGATAAACTCTCCTGAGTTTAAGAACTACTATCAAGGTCTTATCAGGCATAATAAGTATCAGAATGATATGAATAGAGCTGCTGAGGAAGGTGATGAGTTCAACTTCAAGAATGCAGAACATGCTCAATTAGTATCTGATATTGCTATGTTTGATAATGCAGGTAGAATGGAAGACCTTACTACCTTAATTAACACAGCATTTGATACATCAGATGAAAATCTTGCCTCTATTGTGGAAAACACTACAACTACTCTTGAAGATGGCTCTAAGGTAGGTCCATTTGTTGATAAGAATGGTAATCCTATGTATGCTACCCCAGAAGGCAAGCAGGAAATGATAGAGAAGTTGCAGCAGAACCATGATGAAATGACCAACACTATCAACAATTATCTGAAGATAAAAGATGAGCTTGATATTAAGACAGGTCAGCAATTATCAGATGACCAGCTTGAAGAATTGACTTGGATGAAGTCTCAGATAGGTAACTGGTCTGAGAGAGCAACAGCCATGTCTGGAGAAGTAAAATCTGCAATAGGTAGTGTATTAGGTAACTTAGATTCATTCCTTAGGTTCAATGAGCAGATAAGAGATTTTGAAGGTCAAACTCATGCTGATTTAACTGACAGATACAGACAAGCAGATGAGAATGTAAGAGCTATTCAAGGTGCAATAAATACTCTTAATCTTGTAAGAAGTCAGGATGATAAGACATTGGCTCATACATTGGCAACTAATCCTAAGTTTGTAGATGGTCTTGTTAAGGGGATTAATGAGGTAGATGAAACTGTACTTAGTGCAGATGAGAAGCAAGATATTGTAACTAAGCTGAATGATATTGTTAAGTTAGGTAATGCCTCAAAGACATATAATGCAAAGCTGAAAGAGTATCTTGAGAATCCTCAAAAGCAAGCAGAAGACCATGCAAGAGCTGATGAGCAAGCTGTGCAACAAGAAGCTA